TATCCCCTCCTGCATTTCCAGATGGTGAAGTCCGCTCGTGTTGTCATATTTCAGTGTGTCCGAAGTCCCTGGCGTCGCATACGAACCATCTTGTAGCATACCTTTCCATTCTGTGGATGTAGAACTCATGTCCATCCCAGTTATTGCGGCGTTGTTATCGGGAATAACTTGTATTTCCCCATTTTGTAGCCTCATCCCTCCTACCCATTCCCAAACATTCCCATTAAGATCGTATATGCCGTCTGTTTCACTATTGTGAGCGAACTCTTTAGGTGTGCTCCCTGTTTCTGTAGTCCCAGTGTGCCAATAAGTTCCTGCAGGTTCTTCCTTATATGCTCTCCCGTTCCAATTAGACGAATATTTCCAAGTATAGCCTTCAGTCCCACATAGATGCTTTTTGACATAATGAGAACCTGCATAGTTATTCCCTAATGGTTCAGTTTCATTTTTCTTGCACCATAGAGCAATTGCAGCCCATTCTGCGTTGGACATAAGATGCCATCCCGTTCCTTTTGCTTCACAAGCTAGCTTGGCTTGGTCAAAATTTATGTATGCTCTAGGTGTTTTTCCTCCTAAGCTATATGCCCTCCCATTTTCAACTATATTCTGATATTTTGATATATAAATGCAATCTTTCACTACGCCATTAACGACAAAAGCAGAATGCCAACCATCATCTTCGGCAAGGATACCATCCAACACGTCCGATATTTTAAATCTAGGGATTTTGACCATTAGGGACCTTTTCCCTGTATCATCTGCAATCCAAACATTATTATTTTGTTCTTCTATATTTTCTATATTGGTAGAACAAATCTGTATTTGTTCTTGTTGTTTTTTATAACTAACTTCTTCAAAATCATTCATATTAGGCACTCCGCTACCATCATGAGTATATGGTATTACAATACTAGATTTTAATTTGTAACCCCTACCATCCTCCGCTCTATACATGTATTCAACACTATCAATAGTAGTAACACCTAATAAATCCCCTTTGTGTATATATCCCGTAGATATTTTATTCTTGTCTAAGTAATTGTCGTTATCTTGAAATTCTTGCATAATCTCATTCATCCCATCCACTTGAGTTGTCAATCCATCAACTATATCGTTTATTCTTGGATTGAAGTCTAAAGTTTCTTTTGATATAAAACTCATTTAAAATCCTCCTTTTTTATCCTATTATTAAAGTAGCTAATTCATTATTTAATCCCCAAGCATATAAAACTTCACCATCTACATATTCGTAAAATTTATCTTCATCAGAAAATAAAGTTAAATATATCTCTTCGTTAGGTATCTCTCCATTTGTGACCGCTAGAGCAATAGCCCTTCCGCCTCTAATCCCAATTTTTGATTTATTGAATAGTATAGCCGACTTTGTTAAGTTTATTAACTGCGGTGTACCATTTAATTCAAATTTCTGTGTAATCATTTATCCTCCTTATAGATTAATAGTTAAATTTACTACCCCTCTAATCGTTTTTATTTCCATTTCAATTCTTAAAGTTCTAGCATTGTTTATGGTTCTTGTTATCGAAATGATATTACTCATAACGCTTTCATTATTCATAGTATTATACTCACTCATAACTTGATCAAACATTTCGGTTATATTTTCTGTTTTATTTTCACGAATTATACTATTTACAATCGCAGAGATTATTTCTTTTCTTTTGCTAGTAATATCTAATATTGCATTTTGGAAGTCATCATTGGTTGAAACCTTAATATCTAGTAATCCACTTTCATCATCTTGAAACATAGGTATGCCGAAATCTGTACCTAAATACCATTGTCCTAGATTAGATTCTAATTCATATTTCAATGCTTGTATCATTTCATTATCATCTGCTATTAGTTCTGCTCTACCATTTTGTAAATATATATCCATGTATCCTTTCGAGTCAAATGTAGCTCTAATTCCTCTCATTTATCCTCCTTATTGTGGTGGTTCAGTGATACGATCTAATGGGGCGTCATGAGTATATTGATGTTTGTGTTCAGTGAATGTTATCCCGTCTATAATAGCCTCAGAACACGTTATGGTAGCATTAGTAGCATTTATAGCACTAGCATCTGTTGTTATAGTACCACTAGGAGATATTGTCACAGTAGTCCCGTTATCCACCTCTAATGTACCATCAGTTTTAAATACAACTTTAGATCCATTTTTAGCATTATATAACAAATAATCTTCACTATTAGCACTAGGTAAATCACTATCTAAATCTGCTTTCCACCCTTTAATTATAATAGCATCATCCTCTGAATGTCTTCTATATACACTCTGATTTTGAGCTTTACCACTATATGATACATTGTCTATGGACGACTCACAAAAGCCCACCACGACCTTGTCACCCACCTTATATGGCACTCTTAAATAGAAATCTCCACATTTTTCATATGATACTAGACAATTAGGAATGATAGGGGATTCATAATGAACCCCATTAAATTCAATATTCTCTAGTAATTGTACTTCGGCTCTCATAGTCTTAGCATCATACTTCACAATCTTACCCAAAGCCATAGTGTGTAGACTTCTCAAAGCTTTATTTATTTTTAGATCTATAAGCTTTATTATTTTATCTACTTCTACACTTTTCATATCTACATCTCCTCTTTTTTATACCAAGTTCTTCCTACACTATTAGACACCGTAGTTGTAATGTCTTTCTGTTTCTCTATAATCAATTCTGTATACATATCACTATCAGTTGCCACATGGCTACCCTCTAATATCTTAAATTCTGAATCATCTATATAATCAGACCCTTCAATTTTTATATTTCCACCCTCGGAGTAGTCATACCTCAACACAGTTTTTATTTTATATTTTTTATTATCAGACTTCTTATCTACTTGCTCTACTGGAATATCTATCAAACTCCCATCTTTAGCAGACACAATTATAGTTTCAGCTATGACAGTATTTTTAGGGTACATGTAGACTTTGTTATTGCTAAAGTGTAGTGAGAGTTGAGCATCTTTGGATATCTCTTCTAAACATTCTCTAGCAGGTGCTCTGAAGTATTTGCCACCAATATACCTAAATGGTACGCCCTCTCTATTATTTAGAAACGATAAATTTCCAACATTCCACCCTGCATCTTTTATAATTTCCTCAGCCACATACGAATAGGATACTCTCTGTGACCATGATTTACATATAAAGTTCTTATTCCATGCTTTAGCATCAGGAGTGCATTGAAGCTTAGTCAATACGTCTCCATTGGACTTCTTTTCTATTGTTACTGCATCAATTTTTCCTATAAATATATATCCGCCAAATCCGTTATACCCAACAAATAGTTTAATAGATTCTGCACTATTCATATCTCTCAATGTATATTTAGATATGTTGTATAAATCTATGGTGCATTGATTAGATGTACTATCTGCCGTAAATCTATAACTGAAATTTATATCAAATCCATCATAATCTATAACTATTCCATTGTTTGTTTCTAGTCTTCTTATATGATTAAATATCTTCATAATAATACATCCTCACTCCATTATCAAAGTTATCTATTGTAACATCTAAATATTCATAATCTGCATTAGATGGTAGGATTGCTGCTACTATACTAGTTTCAAATATATGTGCAAATTTTTCAAACAAATTTACTTCTTGAACTAATTTAACACCCATCACCAGTTGTTCTCCATTGCCATCATATAAATTCATATAAATAAAGCCATCTGTGTTATTGTAATATAATTCAAATGTTAATGTTATATTGTTTTCAGTAGTAAAAGTTCTTTTTATTGATTCTTTATCTAAATTATTAATGTCTCCAAAATCAAAATAATACATTTATAAACCAAACCTCCCCGCACCTTGCTTCATCCAAGATTGGACTTCGGATTTATCATCTTTTGTCTTTCCATCTTTTCCTTTACCTTTGCCATATGAAGCACCTTTGCTAGTATCTACATTGTAACTAACTCTACCAACCTCACTAAATCTAACCTCTTGCATATCCATAGAATATTCAAATCCTTTAGTAGACTTTGCCTTCTCTGATATTTTTAAACTTAGTATAACATAATTTTTATATATTTTACCTCTTTTTCCATCTGTTATATCACAGAAATATTTATTATTATATATAGATTTCAAATCATTTTCTATGCTACTGATGTAGGCTTCTCCTTTAGCTTTTTCACTAATCCATTCGCCACTATCGTCTTTGTTTATATCAGATACATAACCGCTCAATGAGATCTTATTAGATTGCACACTCATATTATCTGTATATTCATATCCTTCCTCTGATCTTCTAGTCGAAGCTTTGGCTTGTCTATTTACATCTAATTTCTTTATACTTTTTAACTTAAGGGCGAGGGTGTCTAACTTAGTCACCCCATCCCTACTCATTATATATGCTTTTAAAGTTATCATTAAACAACACTCCCCTCTAATAATATAGCCATATCTATACTATTATTATATGAAACGGCATATGCGTCTCCCATATCTTTTTTTAATAGTTCTGGGTCATAATAGCTTCCTTTTATAGATGCACCTTCTATATTTTGAGTTACATTATATACGCTTCCTCTACTCTCACCTCTAAGTCTACTTACAGAACTTTGTGTTGGCTTAGGTCTATTACCAAAATCTATAGTAGTAGAATTTATATTTTCTTTTGTTTGGGTTACTTTGTAATCTTTACCTCCATACCCAAATAATTTCAAAATATCCATTGTTCCCTTTACAAAAACATTAATTAATTTAATAGTATACTCTAAGAATTTTATTATGGCAATAATTGGCGATATAAATGCAACAAAGATACCTTCAAATATAGCCTTTACAGTATCCATTCCACCCAATGCTTCAAATAATCTACTAGTTTCCTCTCTTAGAGGTTTTAAGTTCTCCCATAAATTTTTAAATTGAGTTACCAGTCCTTTTGTATAACCTTCTCCACCATGAAATACTGTCCATAAATCTTGAACTACTAAACCTAATGCTATAATTATTAGTGTTACTGGTAGAAATGCAGTACTAACAGTTATTCCAAAGAATGTTAATATTCCTTGTATAGCAGTAATGAAAATTCTAAATGGTGCTAACATTTTTGTAAATCCTGTCTTCATAAATAATGGCATCCTACCGAACACTTTCTTTATTGGATTAAACATTTTAGTCGCACCACTATTTACAGATGTGAATAATTTAGCCATTCCACTATTAGTTACATTCAATGATATCCCAAAAAACCCTAATATTGTCTTTCCTAGTTTCCCAAACAATACATTCGCCAACGGCATTGCTATTTTTAATGCAAGGAATGTTCCTAGTAATTTTAACAGAACGGGATTTAATGAATTGACCGCATTGAATAATAATGATACACTATCCGCCACAATCGCTAACATTGGTGCAAACATTTCTATTGTCCCACTTATCATTGGGAATATAGCATTATATAATTTAATAAATGATGTTTTAATTCTGATTGTAGTTTCCCCTAACTTACCCATAGCACTCTCTGTCTTATGTATTTGTCTATAGTAAGCACCGATTGCACTCTTAGACATCTCCTTGTTTAATCCGCCAACGTTCTGCTCTAATCCTTCCATTATAGCACTGAGTTTTTCAGTTTCATTTCCAGTTCTTATTGTCTTTTTCTGTAAGTCTGTAAACACAATACCATTTCTTTGGAGTTGTCCAAACAAATTCATAGCACTAGATTTCCCTAGCATATTAGCTAGTCTTATCATATTGTCTTTTGATGCGGTAGCTCCAAATACAGATGCTGCCAAATCGGCTATTAATCCTATATTTCTCTCACCATTCTTTCCACCAAACCAAGCATCCGTATCTATTTGGAATGAAGCCATCTGTCCAACGGCAACGTGTAGAGACCTAGCAGAGAGAACTCCTTCTTCGGCAACGGCTCTAACATTTTTTCTAGCATCTATTAGCGACTCTGCACTAGCTTTTTTAAACTCTCTAAAGTTTTTAGCTCCCGATTTAGTCATTCCCTCTACTGTTTGTTCTCTATATTTCAAAGCATTTGCAAAGAAAGTTTCCTCTCTTACTAATCCTTCCATTCTATATTTATATTCTTCTATTGCTTTGTTTCCGACTCTAAACATACCTCTTATCATCTTCATAGTAGCAAATAAACTCATAGATGCCTTAGCCATGTTTGTGATACCCTTAGCCCCACCTAGAGCTTGATATTTAGCTTGACCTAGCAAATCTCTTACACTCTTTAAATTCTTCCTCAGAGAGCCGTATGCAGACTTTTGCTTGTTTAAGTTAGATAAAATGTCTTTGCTAGTTTTTAATCCTTGTGCTTTGCTCTTTAATCCTTTAAGTTGTAACATATTTATTCCTGCTAGTGCCAATCCTGTACTAGTTAATACCATAGCGTTAAGTCTGTTTAATTGGTATCCAAATGGAGATGTCCCATATACTGCATTACCTTTTTTACCTTTAAATGCAGGATCAGGCTTACTACTACCTCCTCCTGTTGGAGCTACCCCTATTGGAATAGACTTATTCTTTATCTTATCTATAGCCTCTCCAATTTTATTTATTCTATTGACGGCTTTGAATGTTTTAATACCATTTATATTCTTATTGACTAGCCCTATGTTTTTATTCACACTTCTAGTCATTTTTATTACATTATTCTTAAATTTGGTAACTTGGTTGTTTGCAGTCTTCAACCCAGCTATATTCATTTTTAAACTTACTGCAAATGCCAAGTCTCTGATTGTTTCAACTGCCATATCTCACCACCTTTTTTCTAAAAAAATAAGGGCATCTCAGCCCCTTATTCTGTTGTTTTATTTTCATTTGTTATTAATATATAAGCAAAAGCATTGTAAAGCTCGTCTAGGGTCATATCGTTAGCTTTATCTAATCCAAATGCCTCCCCTACTTTATATATAATCATTTCTTCGGGAGATTTCTCTAAATTTATCTTGTATCTATCTATATCAATAATTTCTTGATCATATCCATTTTTTAAGGTATACTTAGGCTTGGAAATTCTCTTGAAAGAAATTGTACACATCTATTAATGTACCCACCTCAATCTTCTCTTGAAATAGATTAGGTATTTGCATAACTTCTTTATATTTAAGGTCATCTATATCAACCTTTTCCTCTGCTAAGTCTAATATTGCATCTAACATTCCCTCTGTATTAGGTCTTAGAATTATACTAGTTGGATCTTTTGGATCTTTTTCAATCTTAGCCGAGTCTGATATAATTTTCAAAGCCTTTTTAGCAGTTATACCTTTTAGAGTTATAACCTTTTCACCTAAATTCAACTCCACTTCAGATGGGACTTCACATAAATCATTTATTTCCCTTTTTGGAACTATGAATTTGCATATACCTTCTATATATTTTGCTACATCAACATTGCCATCAATAGTAGTGTTGCTTGATTCCATTCTAATTATTTCTCTTGTAGTGGGGACTTTCATGGCTAGTTCGCTCTTACCAACCGTAATGTCTAAGTATTTACCTTCTTTTAATTTTAATTTCTCTACCATTCCCATATTCACATATCCTCCATCATTTTAATATAGCACTAATTTTTCACATATATATTCAAACTCTATTGTCCCAACCTCTTTAGCTCTAACTAAGTCTGGCTTTTTCTTTAACATACACCCATATGCCAAAGCTTTTCCCGATATCATATTTTTATCATATATTGAGATGGCATAAGGAACATTTACTAAAGTTAATAAATTTAATATCTCTACTGAATCAGAGTTATGCATTAAAGTTAATTTTATAGTTCCACTATGATTTGGATTTTTATTAAAAGTACCTTCGCTATCATTACTAATAGTCAATGTATTCTTGTCCTCTGCCATACTACACTCTATAAATGTATCAGTACCATATCCTTCAATTATCTCACCATCTACTAGACAAAGTACATCTTTTGGATTATATTGTTTTGCCATTTATCTAAACACCTCCGTCAATTTACGTTCTATTTATACTGAAAGGATTATTTTCAAACTGATACTATGGACAGCTCCCTGTACAGTAGTCTCAATTTCTATTCCATTCCATACTCTATTAGCTTTATCATTTGTTAATAACACATCGGGGTCGGGAACTAATACAGCAGTTTTTTCTTCTACCAATATCCCCATTCTGTCTGCTACATTTATCACCTTTTGGATTGCATTTTTTATTAGCGTTTGCCCTACTACTGTAAATGGAACTTTATCTCTATTCATAAACAATAATGCTAATTCTTCTTGCAATCTATATCTTAACCAATATTTAGCTCTAGTTATATCTAAGTATGAGCCATTAGTTGCAGTACCATCTTGTGTAATACCTCTACCATATTCTTCAGTAAATATATTAATATTATCCGCTAATAATAATGTTTCATCGGCAGGAGCATATTCATTTACTGTTATAGTATTAGGTGTTTTTAAAGCCCATGTTGCAGATCCGGGATCTTTTGGAGCTAATAACCCACAAATTCCACTTGCTAAATACACTTGTGCAGATTCGGGAGTTCCTATATGAGCAAATATCCCAGAGTTTTCACTAGCCATAGCAGTTCCTAATGCTATAATATTAGCTACTGATGTGTCATATGCTGGTGTACATATCATCATTCTATCATTTGAAGCACACCATGTTGAGATTGACGTCAACTCTGCCGTATCAAATCCTACTGGAACTATGAAGAAGAAATCTCTTCCACCAACTGTTGTTAGTGAAGCCTCTACATCTAATGTTTCTAAGTCTCCATATAATGCCACCGTTTGACTTGTTTGTGATAATATAGCTGAGATAGACTTATAAGCCTCATCTGATGAAGTTAACCCACTAAATGTTGCAATCTCATCGCCCTCCATATAAGCCACCGCCTTTTCCTTTGTGAAAACTAATATCTTATTTAACCCAGCCTGAGTAATAGGTGTAGTCCTATCTTCAAAATTTATCTTGATTATTTCCGCCATTTAACCCTCCTTTAGTTTTTTAAATTTATATCAACATCTCCTATGGATGTCGCATAATCAGTTTGTATTATCATTGTATCTTCCATTCTAAAGTCCATTGTGAAATACCACCCGACAATAGCTTGGTCATTTTTTTCCACTATACTAGAAATAATGCTAGAAGTATTTATAACCTCTATATTTCCATCTAAATGTTTTATATAATCATTAGAAAAATATCTATGAATTTTATTTATTGTGTTGAATACTTCCGAGGCAGAGTAGTCATCTGCAAAAATGGAAAACCTATATGCAACTTTAGGTACAGTTATTATTGTTCTATCTAATACATCATCTACCGCATTGTATTCATAATCACTAGCATAGTTATAATCATCATCGAACACACCTGTCACCCCATGAATTATTCTCGGAAAAGATAGATTTTCTTGAAGTATATTATACATAGTATGCTCTGCTAATATTTGAATGTCGGTGATCCTAACTTTATTTATCAATTCATTATAGAAATCTGCACTCAATACATTTATATCTACCATTAACTCCCCTCCAATCCAGCATAGAATATTCTAAAGTCGGCAGTCCCATTCTGATAAGGTCTTTTTCTAGTTACCTCATAGGTATCATTATCGAACTCGAATTTATCTCCAAGCTTTATCTGATTAATTTCTTCTATGAGTATTCTAACCTTTAATAAACTGCCTAAATGATTACCAGTTCCAATACTATCCATATCTTCCTTTTTTGCATTAGTAACAGTTAAGTATGTATTAAATGGTTCAATCGAATTCACAGGCATACCATTAACCAATGTTTGGCTACTTCTAGTAATTATATATTCTATTTTAGTTTTATCTAGTAAGGGCTTCATTTTAAATTGCATCATTTTATCCTCCTAGACTTAATAGCGTTATACATTTGCATAGTGTCCTTCAATGGCAAATTATGACCTTTCTTTTTGATAGTAGATGGAGCTAACTTTTTAAAGTGTCCCATATTTATTCTATGTTTAACCTTCATAACCATTTGCTCCATAAGGTGAGTTAAGAATATGTGAGGATGTTTCCCCTTCTTTAATTCAAATTTCACCATTCTTATTAACCACTTCTCGTTAGCTATATAAGTAGGTTCTATAAACGGTCTTTTTGGAACTATAGTTTTACTTGGACTAGGAGTGTGTTGCTCGTTATATTGACCTTTCAATGTAGCTTCGGGGTCTGATTCGCTAAATAATCCAACCGCTATTTCAATATTAGTTCCATTCATAGCTAATAATTCATTTAGTTTAGTTTGATCATCCGTTATTTTAACTGTAACATTAGCCATTATACCCACGTCTCTTAGCTGTATAGAACTTTCTAGGCTTACTACCAGTTTCTAGCTCTACTAATTCACGTTCCAACATCCTAAGTGCCTCTATCAACTCACTAGAGCCTTTAAAAGTCCTTTGCATATCATCAATTCTAATACTTTGTATTGGAGAGGCTATTGCTATCTTCACTTCTTCAATATTTAATTGTATTTCTTCAACAGTTCTAGCCAATCTGCACCTCCTATACTTTCTTTCTGAACTGAGTTAATTTCTTAGAGTATGATCTAACATAACTTCTTAACTTTTGACTTAGCTTAGTTTTATCTACATCTAAATCATTCTCAAGTGCAATCATATCTGCGGAAATGTCTCCCACATTATATTTAGCTAAAGCAGAATTAAATTCATTTCTCTTATCCATTTCGATAAGCTCTAATTCCTTTTGTTTAGTAATTAATTCTGTGACCTTAGTAATTATTTCATCACATATATAATCTTTAGCACACTTTGCTTTGATATAATCTATTGCATATGAGTTTATTATTTCGGGAATCCTCACACCTTTTTCTCTTTCTAATTCATTTTTACAAGTTTCCATTTCCATTATCTCTGCTAAATTTTTAGATATCTGTCTATTATTTTCAGTTATAATTTTATTTTTTTCTTTAATGCCATCTTTATCTTCTTTAGTTTGTTTTAAAATAGTCTTTCTTTTGATAATTTCTATCTCGGAATTTCTATTTCTATTTAATTGTTCTAGCGTTGCGTTCCTAGATTTTTTCTTTGCTATATTATCTTCATGTATTTCTATTCTTTCAACTATAGCTTCAAAAGGTAAATTAGAAACATCTGATTCAGCTACCTTAATTTTTTCTTCTAAAATGGGTATAGTTTCACTGCCATCTAATTCTATTTTCAATTTTATAGCATCTTCAATTAATTCATCTTTTTTCTTTGCCATATATCCTCCTAAAAATAGGGAAGGAGAAATACTCCCTCCCTAATGTGTTAGCTTAGTAATGTTGATAAGTTTGGGTTTTGATAAGTTGCATTACCGATGTACATTACCGCACCTGCACCTTTTTCAACTACTCCCATACCTGTTTCATAGATCATAAATTCTGCTCTATTATTTGTTCTAATTGCTTCAAAGTTGTCAAACTCTCTGATAAGACCTTGCATATCAGATTGTTCTGCCTCTTTGTGGTATAAGAATGAAACCGTAGGGTCGAAACAGAGCACATAACCATTTGGAAAGTCTGTTTCTGGAAGAGTTACATAAGTAGTTGTTCCAAGTCTAGGAGCAAAGTCACCCGACACTTCCACTAACTCATTCTTTCTAACTTCATCATATGTAAATTGATCTTCAAAATCAGACCATGTGTTTTCATTAGCTACTACAACTAATCCATTTCTTCCGTAACCTTTAGATCTTACTTTTTTAGTAATCTCTTTTACAATTTGGTCATCCATTGCAGATTTTCCCATATAATGAGTTTCGGCATTTGTGAATGTTTTTAATCCATTTGCATACGGAACTAGTCTTTCTGCCACTGCATATCCTGAACTATCTCTCCAAAATGAAGGAATGTGCTTAGATTCGGCAGTTGGTAATGTCATTAATGAATCTAATGCTATACCTCTTAAAATTCTTTTATAAGCGTCATATACGTTAGATATAATCATATCTACAATAACTTCCTTATTTTTCTTGAACATTTTTCTGTCAACTTCAATTGCACAGTCATAGTCATCATAAGGGATTGTGAACTCTTGCAAGACTGGTTTAGAACCTTTTCCCATTGTGTCCCAAGCACCTTTTTTGAAACTTGCTCTTGAATACATTTCTACATGAGTAGCATCTGTACCCCTTCTTGTAATCATTGAAAATAACGGATCTAATGTTTCAAGATTGTTTATCGCAATCATCATTACATCTATTCTTTCAAATAAACCTAAAGCGTCAAACCACGCCTGTAAGTCATTAAATGTTGCCATTCCTAGTTGTTCCATCACTGGAGCATCTTTAGTTAAATCTTCTAATACTCTATGTGATAAGCTATATTTAAATGCCATTTATTCCTCCTTTAATTTTATTTTATTATGCGTTCACTAACGGTCTTATCTCAAGACAAGCCATATTAGATGATGATACATTAGCCTCTGAATCTGCTACATAGTAACCTACTATAAATTTAACTGTACCAGATGCGTCTGATAACTCTCCTGCGGTATCTGATAAATAGATTGGAGTACCGGGTGCTTTAGCTACATCCATATAAACAAAAGCATCTCTTACTGCTCTAAATGTTTGTACTGCATCTACTTTTGCATAGTCACCAGTAGCAAATCCTACATATCCGATAGGTGGTAATGTACCATCAGCAGACGATGCTTTTGCACCTCCAGCAGTTATCATTTCACCTCTATTTAATTCCACGGCAGATACAAGAGGAATCCCTTGCCCCATAACACCTTCAAACCAACCAGCTTCATGTGAAACTGAAATTATACTTAACTTTGCCATTTTTACCTCCTATATTATTTTTTCTTTTTGAATAAATTTTTAAATACATTAAGCGTTTCACTACTTTTCTTTTCATTAAGTTTGATATATTCTTCATCGTCTGTGAGAATTTTCATAGCTTTAGCTAAATTCTCCATATTATCTTTCTTGATATATCCATCATCCTTAATTACCTTGTCTTTAGTATTAGAAGAAACTTTTTCGATCAACTTCTCTACCGAAGCTAAATCCTTGAAATTTTCTAAATCCTCCATATCAATTCCATATTTTTTTGCTACAGATTCCTTTTTCTCTATAAGAGCATTTTCTTCCTGTAGTTCTAATTTTTTTTGAATTGATTCAATAGAGTTTTCAATTTTACTAGGTTCGTCTTTTTTTTCTTCTTTAGGATTCACACCCTTCATAGCTTCACTTATTGCATTTGCAATTTCTTCTTTTATATTTAAACCATCTAAGGACTTCTTTACTTCCTCAGACACCATTGTAACTACATTAGCTTTTGCGTCTTCCTCTTTTTGTTTCTTTTCTAACTCTAATCTTTCTTTTTCTTTTACCTCATCTTCTGTCTCTTCATTAAGATAGTAGAATTTATTTTGCAACTTTTCCATCTCGCTCCTCCTTACTAGTATTTGCCTGTTCTTTGTTTCCCATAGGCTTATTCTGTTTTGCTACATTAGATACATTAGTTTCCCCAACATCTAAATCTTGCCTAGACTCGAAGAACTCTCTTATTTTATCTTTTTCTTCATCTGATAGCTCTGGCATATATCTACTCCAAATCCAATTATCATCTATCAATCCTAAATTCAATCCTACCGCAGACATATTAAATACTGTTTCTAAATCGTATGGTAGTACTTCAATAGGCGGAATAAGTGATTCGTTAGTCATTTGCTTCCCATTTAATTCTAATAATAACTTTGCTATTCTATTTAATGACCTTTTTGCAAAGGCAGTGATTATTCTAGCAGTTGCTACAAATTCGGCAGATGCTACTTTAGTTACTTTAGATGAGTCTGTTCCAAACATCTTCTCTCTTAGTGATGGAGTTGTTAATCCTCCAGTTTTATACATTTCATCTCTTTTATAATTTCTATGGTTATCTAAAGACGGTAGTTGCATATCTGCACTAGTAGGTTTGAATTTCTCTTCTCCTTCTAGTCCAACAACCTCTCCTGCTCCAAATGTAGCATCGCTCCAATCTCTCATAGTATTCTCTATTACATATACTGGGTTTGAGTGCATATTGATTAAATTTTCAACATTTGTATTGAGATTGTCTAATTGTAATTGTGGTTCAACTAATTTACTAGCTAGTGGATATTCGTTTTCACTATATCCTTTGAACTCAACAATCGGCAACATATTATATGTAGCAAAAGGATTATCCTCTTTCTTGTCTACCATTTCTGCTATCCTCTCACCAGTTGTATGTCTAAAGAAAGTTTCTATTGTTTCCTTAGTATATACTCTAGTGTAAAGATACTTAATTTCTTCATCGCCATTTATATATGTAATTCTTCTTTCTTGTGTTGTTATTTTTTTAATCTCATCTGTAAATATATCATATTCTACCCACACATTCTCCGCAGGAATTATATCCATATCAAATACTACAAACTTATTGGTATCACTAGACAACTTAGGTCTTAGGAATACATAAGCATTTACACCTAATAAATTCTCTGTGTATACTTTATGCAATACTTCTTTAAGGTGCGAACCTTCAATTAAAGATAATCTTAGAAAATCTGACTCTTTACCAGTAGAGCTAAACTCGGCAGGAATTTGTGCAGATAATTCAGTTATGATGTCATGAAACTCTTGTGTTGGATAATAAGCATCTATTGGCATACGTTCTTCTTTTGATAACTTAGGATCTACAAATCTTTCTTCAAACCTTTCATATCTCTTACTCGTGTCGGAATTGTACATATCTTTATTTTGTTTTATAAGTTTGTGAATGGGTTTTTCTCTCAACCTTTCTCCATTAATTACTATCTTTAACACCTCCTCTTCTTTTATATGAATTAGATTTAAAAGAATTACTTTTTCCATATTTACGTTTACACTTGGCAGACCTTTTCATTCTTGTTAAAATCATAGTATCACTTTTGATTTCTAAATTATAAGTACGATACTGTTCTTTAAGCATAATTCCATATGAAAACTTTAACTCTTTTATTTCTGAGACTATATAAGAAGAATTAGAACCAATATCTACATTGGCTATATATTTAATAATTAAGTCACAAAATTCTTTGTCGTATTCAAAGTCATAAACATTTTTCACATTGCTAAATTTCCATTCTGCAAGTTTGTGGTCAAAATATTTTATTTTTACATCAAATACATCATAAATATTCACTCTCTTATTCACCTCACCATATTAGACACGCAAAAAGTAATGTCACTAAAAAAAAAGGTAGCCTAAGCTACCCACTTTCTTATCATTACCTCTTCTTCCAACTTCTTTTAAATCTTGATACACCTCTCTGAGATGTGATTGCTTTGTGACCAGTAGCATGAACATTAGGATTGTACAATAGGCAAGATGAGGCAATACTCGATGAAAAGATAGCATCGTCATGTAAATATTTTTCATTAGCTTGTCTATATTCTACCTTAACCATATCATTATTATCCTTGATTTCATTTCTACCGAATTTAGCGTGTTCATGTACAAATCTAATCCAGTTAGACTCATCATCAAACTTGTCTTTATTTTTTATATACATATTTCTAAGTTGCTCATCTACCTTATACTCTTCGGGAATTTTAGGCATAATTTCTAATCCCGACTGTATTCTATTATAGTAATGTTCTAATATCTCAAATCTATTTTTATTATTAAATACAATAGGGAATATATTCTTCTCATGCAATTTAGTATATCTAACTGCTCTCATATCTCTTATCCATTGAAATACAGATTTCATTTGATTATATACTGAGTCTGCTTGTTTTGACTTAGTCGGGTTCATTACCATTCTAAATAATATATAAGACTTCCTATCCATTCCATACCCATTCTCAATAGCTTTGATTGTAAAATCCGAAATATCTCCACTCACGGCAATATCAAGTCCTCCGACTATAACATAACGAGGGTTGTTAATAAATGTATGTGGATTATAATATTGAAATATTCCAATGCCTTCTAGCTCATTTATATCAAAGAAAGATGATGTCTTTTTAGATAAGAATAGGTTATCTCTTTGTGTAGCAAAAGATGTGTCTTCTCTATTATTTCCTACTGCATTTAAATGTGTAGATATTGCCATCATGTATTTTGGATCTGATTTTACCATATATTCCCAATGATTTTGATAATGCCTTCTACCATAGAAATATAAATTCTTAGTTTCATCCGAACCTTTCCTTCTTAATCTGCTACCTTTTTCTTCAGTATCAATTATATCCAATTCTCTATTTTTAAAGCAGTAATCTTGAAACTCACACCACTTATCATTCGCAGATGATAGCATAAGGAATACCCCACTACGAGTGGTTGTAATAGGCAATAAATTTTGAGTTATCGCTCTACGCGACAAAAACTTGGCTTCATCTACCATTAATAACGAACTACCGCAGTTTTCACTGTACTTCAACACTCATTTAAGAGTCGGACTAGACTATCTCTTCAACTACTAGAGTTGCTTGACGCTACCCAATAGGCATTTCATCCTACCAGTCTCTATATCTTATCTATACGATATATTTTAGTCGTTACAGACCTACATAAGTAAATCCACGGTATTCGCATATCCATTATGGAGTTAGCCTCGCTTACATCCCACTATGTCGCCATAGCAATCATCATTACTGAAGGGGAAACCGTTAGCCATATTTAATATGACACCCTATATTTATAGGTTCACCAAGTTACGTAACCATTATTTTAATTACAGTGTAATCCCTCTATTGAGTCTGCTCCTAGTCTATAGAAAATAGTAGCAAACCTTGCACCACTAGAGGTTGATAATTGTGTTTCATTTACATTATCTTTAGTCTGAATTAAGTTCAATTCAGAGGATTCTGATTTCTTATCTGATATTATACCTACTGATTTTGATACACTCATGAAATCTGATATATTATCATAGAATCCCGATAATTGTTTTTGTGTTGGTGCTGATATAATCATTACAAAATCCGTGTTGGAATTGTGTAAAATATAACTGTCGTGATGTAACGTGATGAACGCTCCTACCACGGATAAGGTATATGTTTTTCCACTCGTTGACACCCCTACTTTCGTAGTATTTTAACACTAATTTAATAGTGGGACTAGATCATATTTTAGACTTCATCTTCAAATGTTAAGCCCTCTGCTCTTTCGGAATAATGAATTTCGCATTAAACCTACGACTACTAACCTACTAATAACCTTATGCGTTACTTTCAATATTCGTCTGATCGTTACACTTCGCCAGTGTTATAAATCTCTCATAACACCTTCTTGCACGGGATTGGCATACCTATGTCTCACGACAGGAGCTTCAGCTATCAACCGTTAGCAGTACTATACTAGCACCACACCCTAGATTTCTAGGTTAAGCAGAATTATTACCTATATATTTCTATATAGGAGGGCAACTCATTCACCCCTTGATAGTACCAACGTATATATCGTGTCTGTTAATTCATTTTTTATTATAGCTTCTAGTAAAAAATTAGCTAAATCTTCTTGATAATCATATAACTTGGGATCGATAGCCCCACTCTCTCTCTTAATCCTCTTATACCATTGATTCATATGTTCCTTAGCCATTACAACTAAATGGTTATAGATAGGTTCTAAGATACCCCATACTCTAGCATTGACATCTTTTACATACTTGACATCTTTTTCTGGCATATTGGCTAGTCTAAGTTCACTCAGATATGATTTAACTATATTATGTTTACTAGCTAAGGTCTTTATAAGCTCATCTGCGTCCTCTGTAGATTTTACCTCTTCTATTAGTACCTCTATAGATTTAAGTTGTTCTATCTCGTCCCTAGACAGTGATAAATCCAACATATATTACTCACTTCTTTTAGATTGACACCCATATCTTGCAATATTTCCTTCTTCATTTTAATAGCCTCTCTTTGCTCTTTAGATAACCTTTGCAAAATAGATGTTTTATCTTTCAATGAAATCCTTCTATCTTGTGCAGAAATAACATCCGCCATTAATGAATCTAGGTATGCTAATTGCGTATCAATTCTAAATAAATTATATTCATAATCCTGTTTGATTTCAATAGATACTTTAGCCATTTCATTTTTAACTCTTATTAATATTTCCTCACGAATACCTCTAGGAGCTTTTTCCATAACCATATCAATATCATCTTGTATTACATTAGTTAAACCTTCTTCATATTCCTTAATCTCATCAAGCTCTAGTGTGGCGTTTAAGCCGTTAGCAATCATTCTCCTAGCTAAGATATTAGATCTTATTCTCTCGTGTGCCATTTCTCTTCTAAGAGCCTCTTCTATGTGCCATTGATTAATTACATTGTGTGTTAATTTCTCCTTTGACACCGCTTGATAATTTATACCCATTAAGCTATTTATAGTCAATGGATTTCTAGGTTTCTCGTAAATGATAACTGGACTTACATTATTTTCGGGTACCGATTCTTTGTCTAAATAAAACTTTTGATACTTTCTTTCTGATGCTAAACTCCTCTTTAATTTACTCATATATTCCTCCTTAATTTTGTTAATAATTTCACATATTATAAAATAAAAATAGCCAAGAAACAATATCTTAGCTATCACTTCTTATTTAATTATCCCACCGCTATCCAATCCTCCGCTAATGTATCAGAACCACTTGGACTCCACATAGCTATGTCGTTTTGTGCAGTTTTGAGTTGCATATATGGTCTAAATTTCATTATAGTACCCTCTTCTACACCATAAGCATCTGCTGTATTTTTATTAGCTCCTATTCCATTTGGATACCCTTTCATATATACTACGTACATTTCTTTTCCATTCCAACCATTTCTAGCTATTTTTTTACCCATTTTCATTTGTTTGATTGCTTCTCCAAATTTCAATAATCCTTCTTGCATCACATCATCTCCTATTTTTTATATATCTAATAATAATTCTTGTATGAATTGTCTACCTTTTTCTGTCCATACTGTAGCGTGTGATGATATTCCACAATCTGTAACATATGTTCTAGTCTTAACTAATCCCATATCTTGATATTTAGCTCTCAACATCCATTGTTTAGATTGTTTGAATTGAATACCCTCTTGCTCTAATACTATATTTAAACTTCTAGCAGTCATTTCTACTTCCTTTGCTATCTGTGTTGTAGTGAATGAACTGTCAGTATCTAAAACTTTATCATGGTATTCTACTTTAGGTTCATCTAATGCAATCTTTTCTATTAAAGGTGCGGTTTCCAATCTAACTAATTCTTTATGTGCTTGCACTACAATCATTTTATCTTCATCAAATAAGTCTGCTAGTAACATTTTCTTTTTTGTAATTGAATTTAATTGTTTTTCCATTTCATTAAACTTATTAATGTAAGATCTTTTAAAGTCATTATATCCAACATAATTCATAACTAATAACACAAAGCCATCTTTAGTTAATAAGTGTTCAGTAGATTCCTTTCCTCTGTTCATATACTGGACAGGAAAACTTTCCGTTCCACTTTCTAACACATTTTTTATCTTTTTAACCACATCGCTATGTTGTTTTTCTAATTCACTTGCTATCGTCCTACTTGATACTACTAATCCATAATCTTCATTTCTTTCAATCTTTATTAAATCCATTAAACCTCCTATAAGTTAAGCGAGTAGCGAAAACAGTAGATTCCTAGAGTTCGAGGAACGTTCTTACTGACTACTAGCTTCATTATTATAAGATTGTGTATGAGGTAAAGTTTGAAACTTTTACACTCGCTTTATCTTATTTGGCAATCCGTGAAGGTTATGCTCCCTCGCTTAAATTTTTGGAGAATCTCGTGCTACTAATTACACCAACGGATTATATTTACTACCCATAACGGAGGGCAGATGCCGAGATAATGTTGACCTCCTTTCAAATAAATGATAAGTTGATACAAAATCTTTTTCTTCTGATTGAGCCTTCTTTTGATTAGCTACCTCTTGGCTCTAAGAGGTCATCATATAAAATACTTATCATTCAAGGCACGTCCAATTATAACCTCGAATTACTTTCAGAAATTAATCTACCGACCTAAGCATAAGCCATACTTTTTTAATGCTCTTAACGATTGAGCTTTCGAATTGGTTTTTATTTTACTCCATCTTATAAGGATATACCTTTCAATCCGTCCTATTACTAGGAGACACATGAGACACTTCTATGAGAGGTGATTGTCTTTCGCTACTAAGTATATATGGAATAATTCTAAAAGATATTGAGTTTGCAACCTCAATTTTAACCGACATCTTATAATCGGACTGATACTTTTATGACATATAGCCAAGCGTCTTGTAACAGTTTTGCCGTCAACTTTTATTCTACATATAGGAAGTCTCTACTCCTTTAGAGTTATTTTAATTAATCGGATCTACTAGCACCGATAGTTAATAGTTACATCACTATTTAATAATAGTTTTGGATATTATGGGATTTGAACCCACAACTAACCGCCTGTGCCGACAGCTCCTCTACCATTTGAGCTAAATATCCATATGTGCGGTGAGGTTTGTAGTCCCGTCCGCTGTTCTCGACTTATTGCTTTGATAGAAAATACCCAAACCTCTCTATCGTGAACGCTATCCCATTGCACGAATAAATCCTAACGTTCTTCCCATATATTATCTCTAGGTGGTATATAAATTTCGTATCCCTCTTTATAGTGCCTAATCACTTATAACTAAAATTATTATAACACAATCAATTGCGATTGTCAACACTTTTTATCTTGATGGGCGGTGAGGTAATACTAAATCCTTTTACGCCACCACCCAAGAGCGATTTAAAAGGATACATGAAAAGAGATGAGGGAGTCGAAATTAATCAACTCATCTATATAAGACACGCAGAAAGTTGTGTCAACGTATTACCCTCTTAAATATTTTATAATATCGTCATTTAAATACAAATTTGTCTTTGACCTAGTTAATGCTACATATAACAAATTTAACTCCTCTCTATTATCTTCTAAATATTGCATAGCATACTTTACATCACCACTCTGAGCTATTCCTATAATAGACTCTTTTAGTTCGCATAAACTAATCATATCACTTGCTATCAAAGTTCCTTCACCCATAATAGTTAATCCTTTAGACTTATGAGCGGTGGTTAATATTATATCTGCATTTTTCATATCTGTTGTAACACATTCCTTTATTTTCTCAACACCTTCGGGAATTTTAGTATTATATCTTTTAACTATTCCAATTATTGATTTTAGTTCCGTATCTTCCGTCTCCTCTGCACAGTCTACCATTTCTTTCCATGAAGAATATTTAGATAGCATTGGATCTTTTGATGTTCCCATTACCATAAAATAATATGCAGATTTATATAGATCTAATTTATATCCTTTAATTCCACCTATGAAACATATGCTACGACCTCTCAGAACCGATTCTAGGGCGTGTTCTAATACAGTTGAGTTTCTCCTACATATAACTGTTAGATTGCTCTTAGAGTACACGTCAAGGCTCTTATGTGAGTATATATTATGATTAGTATTTAAGCCTTTCATGTTTAAATCCTCATTAAGAAATTCCTTGTAGATATAGTTACATATTTCCGCAGTTCTTTGCCCAACTCTAAATGAGTTAGATAAAGAATATCTAGTACCGTTTATTCTCTGTAGTGCGTTCTTTGCCCCATTCCATGAATAAATTTGTTGCCGAGAATCTCCTAAACATAATTTTTGTTCGCAACTGGCATTATTCAATAAGTCTAATATTATCATATTTCCATCCTGTAGCTCATCTAGTATTAAAATATCATACTCGTTTCCCAAATTAGGCTTAGATAATTGGTATAATTTTAAGTAGAAGTTATGGCTTATCCCAACCCCACTACTAACATCAACTTTCTTCTTCCATAGCTTATTAATATATTTTATTAAATTCTTTTTAATAGTAGTATCATTTTCATATTTAACGCCAACTGCTTCTTCAATAGTATCAAAATCAGAGATTAAATAATAATTATACATATCTAATATTTGACTAGCAAAGTCGAAATCTTTTCTGCCTAATCTTAAATCCTTTATAGTATCTGTAACTCTATAACTTCCTCTCAACAATTTATTCTTATATTTAAACCCAAACTTTGCATATGCGAGTCCATGAGTAGTTTTTACTGTCACATTAGATAAATGCTTAAAATCTCTATCACTCTCTTTTTTCATGGAGGCGTTATATACGCAATACAGTATCTTTTTGTTTCTTCTTTTTTTCGCAAAACCTACCGCAGTGCTAGATTTTCCTGATCCGCTCACTGCTTCACCTATTATAACTTTATCCTTACTATTTATTATTGCTAATTGCTCATCTGTATAATTATTCATCTAATCTCCTAAAATTACAACTCTCATATTTAACACAATAAAATTCTTGATCTCCACAACAGTCCTCAAATGCACAACCTTCACATTCATCATACGGGTTTATACAATTCTGCATTTCATACAATTCACCATCTATCCTATACTTTCCATCTCTAATATATTCTATATTCAAATTACATATCCTCCATGTCTAAATTATCTCTAATTATGTCCGCAACTGCTTTCATATGTTTATATATTTCACTCTTATTTTCAATAGATAATTTCTGTATATTTGGATGCCATGCTACATTACAACTAGGCTCACCTTTTCTATATTTCTCTAAGTTAAAATTAACTCTATACAATGGAATACGTTTATTATTTTTTGTTAATAGTTTCCTTAAAAATTTAGTCATCATCCCTCCTTCTTAATAATCACACTGATAACATCTTCTATCTCACCCTTATTGCCATAGCTATTACCATACATCTCTATATGATCTATACATTCAGCTTTAATCTGCTTTCTCTCTCTAATTGGAATCATTTCTATATTTTCTATAATCTCACTAGCCACTTGTAACATAGCTCCAGTATTTCTAGTTAGAGCATACCTAACAGAATATAGCCACACATTTTTAATCATAATTCACATCCTGTTAATATAATTTCCCCATATAATTCATAATCTCGCTCATATGATTCCAAACATTCTTCTTTTTCTCTATCCAACTCTTTTTTATAATCAATTATAATTTCTGCAATTTCTTTAACAAAACTATTCCACTCATTTTTATCTTTAAAAAATGTACTCCAATCAACTATATAATCTTCATAGTCAATTATACAATGTAAGTCATTGCCATTTAGTTGTACTCTATATTTTTTATCTTTTTCTAAACCTTTAATGGTTTCTTTTATACAGTATAGCTTCATTCTCTGCATACTTTTATATCTATCTTTTGCGTATAAATTCGGTTCTATAATTCTTCTAGCTATTGGTTTTAGGTTTTCTAAATCTTCGTTTTTTATATATTTAAAACTGCAACCTAGTACATTTAATATCTTTATGGCTTTTTCTAATTCATAAAAGTAAAAACAAACATCTGTATTGTTGTACATTATCCTAATGTCTTTTCTTTTTGGATGATTCATAATTTCATATTTTTGCAACTCTTCCCAATTATTAATTTTAATCATAATTCCTCCTAAATACTAAATAATTTCTTTTTTAATCTTTCAATAAATTCTGCCCTAATTCCATCTAATAGAATATCATCATCATCTATATCAAAATCATACTCAATATTGTCCATAGAGTCTTCAATCAAATTCCAAGTATTTTCATAAATTTCTTGTATTTCATTATCTATCCTTTCATCTAACATATCTGCATTTATTTCCATAAATTACCTCCTAATACTACTACACATTCTTCTATATTTACACTCATTACAATCAATATCATTTTCACTACAATACTTTTCTAATATTTTTATCATAACTTCACCTTATCATATTTTACTTTAACTTTTAATATATGTTTAATCCATGCTAACATTTATCTACCATCCTCCAATAGCCATTTATTTTCATGTATATTCCCAATAACTCTATCAAAATTAAAATCATCTAAATCCCATTCTTCTAACAACCACGGGCAGACAGCTTTAAACTTCCCTTCTTCTAGTTTGACAACAAATATTCCATCGGGATCATCATTATCAAAATAACCAAACTCACCATTGCTACCTTTATAAAACAATATATCACCATCATATACACCATGTACATCTTTTATATCTGCCATAAATTCAACTATATGTGTTTCCCTTCTTAATGGGTGCATATTATTTAATGTAATTAAACTCCCATCTTTTAGCATAGCTGTATCATCTTTCTCCCATTCATTTTTATTTTTACACCATACTCGATAATTCATTATTGCCTCCTCACATCATCACTATACAATTCTATACACTTACCCTACAACTAATACCTAATTAAGTCTCAAAGCTCCATATGAGGAGCTAAGGACTACCTGTGGCTATAATAATTCATATCTAATACTAATAATAGTAATGGAACACAAGCTACGAATGTTAATATAATTATTACCATAAACATATTAAAACTCTCTTTCTCTAATTTATTTATTTTTTTACTATAATCTATTTGAATTTTAGTATTATTCCTATTTTTAAACAATATATTTTTTATTTTATCCTCCGCATTTAATTTTTCTGAATAGCCCACAGACTCATCTAAAATAAAACTTTCTAAATTTTTAAGCAATCTTTCATCTCTATTCGTCATGTATACCTCCTTTGCTTGTGGCTATAAATAGATATAATATTATTTCAAATAGTCATCGTAAATAGTAATACTTTCCTCAGTGAATACAATGTCACCTTCTTTTTTTACAAAATCAATAAGCTCCTCCAGTGTATTTATCTCCACCTCGCCTTTATAACTCCAATCTGATGCTTTGTCTATTTTAAATTTCATACTATTTATCCTCCTTTAATACTGAAATATCATCTTTTAACACTAGAATATCCCACCTAGCTATAGCTAACATTTTATTTTGTTCTCTTATAGTTTCATCTCTCTCAGCTAATTTTCTATTGAATACATTATAATCCGCCTTATATTCACTAGTCTTATTTAGTTTAGTTTCAAACTCATCTCTTTGATCTCTAGCTACAAATAATGAAGTTTTAACTAAATTTAAATCTATCTCCATATTATTTAGTGTTTGCTCTAGCTTATTGATTTGATCTATATTTATTTTCTCTGAAATATAATACCCATCTTGTATAACTTTTTTAATAACTTCATCTGCCCATATTTCAAATTCTACTGAAATATATCTTGCAAAACTTAGTATTAATTTTTCATGTATCCATGTTCCACCATTTCTACCTTCTTGTGTGATTATAAACTCCGTAGATTTTACGTAGTTTGTATTTAGGTCAACATTATCAAGCGTTAAGTCCAAGTTGTTAAATTTACGACTTTTATCTTTATTAAACTCCGTAGATTCTAGGGAGCTAACTAATGCTTTTATATATCTAATAGTATTAGCACTTCTTTTCCAATTATCAATCATAAACTTATCTGCTATACTATTAACATTCATATACAACTCGCCATCATCTCTTCTAAATTTAATTTCTTTACCTTCAAATATCTTTGTTGCTAAATCCATATTCCAATCATCTCCCATTTCAATTCTAAGCACTCTCTCGTGACCGTAGTGGCTTTCAAACCACCTTACCTATATCATTGCATACCTTTACATATAAACTCTCTTATTTCTACTCTCATATACTATTTACTTCAAATACTCCTAGCTCGGTAAATTATTGGCTATCTGTATTCTGCTTTATGAAATAATAATATCATAGATTTAGAATAGTGTCAAATATATTTTAATACACAATCAGAAAATTTAAATATAGCAAAAGGAGGTTTTGACTTTCAAGAGGTTTTCGGTTGGGTGAACTTTAGTGAAATCCGACAAAGAGTTATTATATAGATTAATGCAAAGTGTAAACGTGTATTCTTCTATATAATAACGATAGTTAATACTTGTTAAAGGTTAATACTTGTTAAAGAGTATGTTAATATATTTTTGGAATTGATACAAGAGCAAGTATACGTATTAAATATTGAATTTTGAATCAAAAAGAAAGTAAAGGTATTCCCATTTAAGATAAAGGTGTTTGTATTTTTTAAAGTAAAGGTACTTTCACTTAAGATAAAAAAAGATAAAAATACTTTACTTTTAAAAAAGATTGTGTTATAATGATTTTATATCAAATTAAGGAGGGATTTATGAAAAAAGAGAAATATGATTCGCTACCATTTAATAATAAAACGGTGGTTAATAGAAATAACAAATTAAAGCCTATGGAGGTTAGGTATGGCGTTTTTGTTTTAGATCAATATTATAAAAATACAAAATTGAGATTTGAGGGAAAAACTCATAATATGATAGAACAAAAACATGAGCTTAATGGAAAAGTACAATCTTTGTTTGGAATAAGATGTAGTGTAAAAGATATGTTTGAGTATATGCACTCGAATCCAAATCAAAAAAGAAATTTCAATAATGTAGACGAAGCTGTAGATAAAATAATTGGAGAAGCTTGGGTTAAATATTATGAAAATGAAGAAATCGAAATACGTAGAGCTTTTGTTTTTAAAACAGTAAAATATAAATATAAAAGAGAGTATATAGATATTTTAGTTGATGCTCCATTAATTGAAAATATTATATTAAATATTAATGCAAAAAAAGATGGGAATACTATATTTATTCCGCCATGGATATATGGAAGCAGATATAATTTAACTAGACACCAAATTAGATTGTATGAGTTATATTATTTATGGAGAGGTAAATCAAGAACTTATGCAGTAGGTTATGACAGTTATATTAAAGATTTTTTTAATGTAAATTATAAGAATATGGGAGCTTTTAAAATTGGAGCTTTAAATAAAGCTATACAGGACTTAAAAGAAAGAAATATGTTAGATATAAATATAGAAAAGGTTAAAGCAACTGGATACAAAAGTGGCAAGTACAACTATATATTTAAATTTAAAAAATTAGAAGGAGAAATAAAATATGACTAAAAGACAAAAATGGTATAGAGAGGTATATTTAAAATCAGAACATTGGCAAAATAAACGTGAAGAAAAGTTACAACACAATCCAGTATGTGAAATGTGTGGTAAGAAAAAGGGACTGCAAATACATCACCTTAATTATGATAACTTAGAGAATGAGAATATAAGCGACTTAATGACTTTATGTAGTAAATGTCATAGAGAAGCTCACGGGCTTGGTAGTATTAGACGCATAAGAAAAAATGATATACCTTTTTCTAAAGAAGGCATTGTCAATAGAAATAGTGATATTACTTTAGCGGAGATAAAAGTAGGAATTTATATAATAAATGAATATTATAATTATGGAAATAGTGATAATATTTTAATAGATATAGATTTAATAAATAAATATATATATGGCGATAGACATGGAGGAACGGATAATATTGTAAAAAGAAGTGTTGTTTCATTATTGACAAAAATATGGTTAAAAGATACATTAATACTTGATGCAAAAGAAATATTTTTAAATGTGTTTAAGATTACTATAAACAAAAATGAATTTAATAATATTGTTACAAATGGAGAAAAAGATGGTAAATCTATATTCTTTGATTGTAACATATATGGAAAACAGTTTAATTTAACAAAACATCAAGTTAGAATATATGAATTATATAGTATATGGAAAGGGAAATCAAAAACTTATCCTATTGGTTATGAATATATAAAAGATTTTTTTGGTGTAAATTATAAAAATATGGGAACATTTGGAATAGGAGTATTAAATAAAGCTATACAGGATTTAAAAGATAGGAATATATTAGATGTAGAAATAGAAAAACAGAAAGCTTCAAAAAAAACAAAAGAAAAATATAACTATGTATTTAAATTTAAAAAACTAACAGGGGAATCAAATGAAAATAGGCGAATATGAACTAACAGAGGCTTGTGCAACTTGCAAGCATACAAGATTAAATGAAATTAGAGCTATGTATTGTGCAACTAACAATAGAGAAAGGGTAGAGGATTTTATTTTGCCGATGTGTCCATTGTGGGAATTAAACGAAGATTTATTATATAAGGAGGAGTTGAATGGAATTAATTAAAATGGAAATAGAAGATGATAAAATAACAAGTAATATGATAGCGGAATTAACAGGAAAAGAACATGGGCATGTAAAAAGAGACATTGAAAAAATACTAATAGAAATAAGGGGTTTAGAGGAGCATCCAAAAGTGGATAGTGACATTTCAGAGTCCACATTCTTATCAAAGCAGAATAAGAGGGTAAAAAATTATACACTATCAAAAGATGGATTAATGCTTATTATAACAGGGTATTCTGCAACTCATAGAATGAAACTAATTAAGTATTGCAGAGAATTAGAAAACAATATTGCATTACCTAGTTACCAAATAGTAGATCCTATTGCTAGAGCAGAGGCTTGGATAAAAGAGCAAAAAATAGTCATGGAACTAGAGTATAAAACTAAAGAGCAAGAAATGTTAATAACTGAGTATGAGCCAAAGGTAGAGTATTATGATAGTATATTAAGATCAGATGACTTGTTGACGGTCACTCAGATTGCAAAGGATTATGATATAAGCGGTCAATCTTTAAATAAGATACTACATGAAGAGAAAGTGCAATATAAGCAAAGTGGTCAATGGTTATTATATTCTCAACACTTATCAAAAGGCTATACTAAATCTGAAACAGTAGAATATGATGATGGCTATGGGAATATTAGAACTAAGTTAAATACAAAGTGGAGACAGAAGGGTAGAATTATGATACATAATTTATTAGAGAGTAAGGGTGTAAAAGCTAATATGGATAAGGAGTGTTAGCCTACACTATCCACATTTCTAACTATAAAGCTAATGGATATAAAGATGTCACAATCAAAACTGGAAATCCAATATTCTCCCCTAGTTGGCAAATGGTATGGAATAAGAAAATGAATAAGATAACAGAGGAAGAATTTACAGAGCTATACATTAATAGAATGAGAAAGAGTATGATAGATAATAAATCTGCATGGCTAGAGTTGTGTAGCGAGGATGTGGTGTCATTGGCTTGTTATTGTGATCTAGGTAAATTCTGTCATAGGAATATATTAGTAGGATTACTAGAGGAGTTTTGCATAGCTAATGAAAAAGAATTTATATATTTAGGAGAATTGTGTTGACATAAGCTTATGAGTGTGCTATAATACACTCAACACATAAAATAAAAGGAGGAAAAGGTTTGAACAAGAAAGAGTTTGTAGTAAGATATGTAGAGGTAGCTAAAGAAGGAGAGGTTGGATTCTCTGGATTTGGGAAGTTTTATAAGGCAATGCAAGGAGAAAGAAGATCGGTGGTAAATGGCAAAGAAGTTATAACACCACAGAAAGAAGTTGTAAGATTCAAGAAGGGATCTAAGTTGAAGATTTAGTTGCTTTGTATTAGGAGAGGATTAATTTTCTCTTCCTATATAAATTAATTAATATGGAGGGATAAAATGAGAGATAAAACAACAATGGAAGTAAAAGATCAACTTGATGCAGATTTGCTTTATATGGTAAAGGAAAAATCAGTAGAGGTGTATGAAGAGGTATCACAAGAAAAACCTAGAGCAGGTTTAGAGGTTGGAGATGTTCAAGATTTAATTGATGATGAATGTTTAAGTAAATCCAATGCACTAGAGAAAGTAATTAAAAACAAGGAGGCATTGATGGTATCATACTTTAGATCGTTACAAGATGGAAATACAAAAAAGTTAGAAGAAATCAAAGCTCAAATCAAAGCAGTTGGTGACGATGTATATGAGAAATTCTTAGTAGATTTAGATAAAAAGATTATTGACATATTGAAAACATTAGATATGGACAAACTACTAAAAGAGAAAAAAGAAACTAAGGCTAGTTATAAAGTAGAGCTAGAACCTACTGTTGCGGAAATTAAGGTAGCTGAAGAAGTTAAGCCTGTATTAACTCAAGAAGTAGTTCAAGAGCCTGTACAAGCTACTGAGACGGTTGTAGATGATGAAGGATTAGAAGAAGGAATATATAATCCTAATCATTCGGGAAATAGAGATTTTATATTAAATCGAATCATGCCAAATAGAGATAAGCAAGAAGATAATTATGAAAGTTCTCCTGTAATAGATAGTATAATGAGTACACCAGTGCAACCTGTATTAGATAATACTGCACCTAAGTTTGATACAATAAAAGAAGAGATGAATGCTGTTGGAATTAAAGTGCCTAACAATAAAGAGAAGGATTTGCCTACTAGGATAACAGAAAAAGGTAGAACCGCAGTGCTAAATACTGAAGGTCATATAATTGAAATTGATAATGTTAGATTAGATATGATGATATATAATTCTGTTAATTTCTTTAGAAATATGACCGAGGATGAAGCATATGAAAATCAAGTTGAGAGTGATAGAATTAAAAAGATGAAAGCAGATCCAAATTATAATTATGAGGTTGGAGCTATAGTGTAACAATTTGTTATTTGTTTTGTAGGAGGATAAAAGATGGATAATTCAATATGTGACGATTGTAGAAAAACATGGTATTCAAATAAAAAATCAAGCATTACAGATTGCTCAACAGGATTTAAAGTTTTTATTTGTAAAGAATGTGCTAATGACCCTAATAATATAGATAATTTTTTTGAATATTCAATAGAAGAAACTAATTCATTAAAAAAAAGAATAGCTATTTTAAAAAAAAGAAAAGCTAAAAAATAAGAAAATGTAAAGGAGGTAGAATGGAAAAAATAGATGGAATGTTTTACGCAAGTAGAAATGAATATAATTCACTATTTAAAGCTATTAAAAAACACACAGGAATAAATAGAAACGAGGTCGCTACCGATGAAATATTAAAACAGACTTCCTGTATGATAAACAACGAACTACCGAGTTATTTATATTGCGAATTGTACTTTAATAAGACTGAGTATGGTGTTGGTGATATCGGAATTGATATTTATCTTCAAGGTGAATTAATTGAAGATAATAGAAGAATTGTTGTATGTGATGATATGGAGTTGTAAAAAAATTTAAGCAAGGAGGTAAAATGAATAATATTAATATACCTCCCATCCCTTCAATAACTGTACCAACAACACCTGTAAAGGCAGAAGAGGTAAAGAAAAGGGTTAGGAGTGAGTTGGAAGTTGAGTTTAAAAAGAGAGCAAAAGAATTAGGCAAGGTAGTGTATTCATATTCAAGGCTAGGTAGTTTCTTAGAATGTCAATATGGATATTACGAATCTTATATAAAATGGAATCGTGGTAAGGATAATATTTACTCCACACTCGGATCAATAGGTCACGACGTGCTAGAGGACTACACTAATGGCAAAATAAAAAAAGAAGAAATGTTGCCAATATTTGAAAAGACATATGCCAAAGCTAAATTAGTAGGTATGAAATTCCCATCTGATAAAATAGAGGTTGGATATATTGAGAACTTGAGATTGTTTTTTCAAGAATATGAAATTCCACCTATAGGCAAACCTATTACAGAGATGTTTGTGTGTGGTACATTTGGAATGAACAATAGTATATTTATGCAAGGATTTATAGATGAATTATATTGTTGTAAAGATGAAAATGGTAAGTCATATGCTATAATATCAGATCATAAATCATCTACTAAATTTAAGCCAAAAGACTTGTTAAAGTATGGGAGACAGTTAGCAGTTTATGCTCATATGTATAAGAGATTGACAGGGCTAGAGGTTAAATATGTACAATGGAATATGATGAAATATTGTGAGTGTTTGATACCATCTAGTTGGCATAGGGACTTCTCTAAACTATCAGTTAAAGATATGAAGGAATTTTATATTAACGACTGTGGAATAGATATAGGTATATTCAAAGGATTAAAAAAAGTAGACTTAGCTAAAATAGGATTAGAATATAAAGATGAGATATGTGATAAATTTGGATATGAGAAAGAATCTAAGAGTATTATTTATGAGAGAAAAGATGTGGCTAGTAAGTTAGAAAGACATTTAAAGTGGGCTAACGTAGACACAGAGGTTATAGAAGAGTTTAAGTCTCATAATCTATGGTCTAAGGTATCAGACGAGCTTAAACAAGAGCTAAGAGCTTTGGGATTTGATATATTGCCATATTATGAAAGATATGAATTAACAGATGAAATTATGGTAGAAATGGAAAATTATATTATAGAGACAGTTGGGATGATTGAAAATAAGCTAGGACAACCCGAAGTGATGTATCAACCTAAAGATATAGCAGAGGACGTCTTTTTTTGCTCAAATCTCTGTAATCATGGTGATAATTGCAAATATTATAAACAACATATAAATTCGTTTGTTGAGAAAAGCAAATTGATGCTAGGTTCTATATGAATAAACTCATAGGAGCTATACTAATAAGATATTCTCGTAAGTATAGGAGTAAGGTTATAAAAGAATTAGAAGATGGTATTGATGAATGTGTTAATGGTATAGTCACATTAGAGAAGACAATTATAGATCACACTGCTTGTATTCAATTTTGCAAAGATTTTGGCTATAAAGATAGAGTTATGATATTAAGTTTAGAATTAACCCAAATGAAAACTAATAAAGAAATTTGGGAAAATGCGTTAAAAGAATTAGATAACGGTATATGTATTGTATTAGATATAGAGGAAGAAAATAGTTAGCAAAAAGTATTGACTTATAATTTAGAGTGTGTTATAATAATTTTGTTCAATAAGAGATCAATAAAAATAAACGGAGGTACAAATGAAGAAGTTATATTCGAAATTTAGTTTTGTAGGAAAGATAGGATTTAATGATACGTTGCCAGAGCCAAAGGAAACAATGGGTGAGTATTTTGGGAATACGCAAAAGATTATTGATTATGGTCATATAAAACAAGTAATTACAATGAAAGATGGAGTTCCAAATAGAACAGAGACAATATTAAATATGTTTGTTGAGGCAGATGGAACTAGAGAATATTTAAAGATTAGATCATATGCTAGTGTAGATAAGAAAGCGACTATATCATATAAAGGTAAAAACGATACTGCGACTTCTAGGTTAGATGAATCCATGGCATCAGATCCTAAAACATTAGAAGGATGTATGGATTTCTTAAAAAGAAAGATTTCATTAGATGGAAAAGAAGTTATTGAAACATTAGCAGATTCACATTACTTAAAAACAATTATGGAAAATATGGCATTGCTAAAAGGTCAAAAGTTCACAGTAAATGGAAGTGTGAATTACTATAGTGGAAAGAAGGGTGTTGGAATGAACTTTACCCCATCATACATCAGACCATCATATGAAAATGAAGACGAAAAGTTAGAGTTAAGAATTGAGACGCATTTCATTAAGAACTCTGCGGATTTCATTCCATATGATAAATTTGAAACACAAGCTATGAAGAAAATTCCATTTAATATATTTGTTCCAGTTCAACAAAGATTAGAAGATAATACATATGTAAATAGAATTGTTAAGACTAAAGATGTATTTGGATTAAATATGGATATAGTAAATTCACCACAAATATATTCAATGATAGAAAGTATGATTAATTCTACTCCAACAGGTGACGAATTACAACCTATGAAGTATTATACAACTGAGTTTGTATGTAGGGTTAAAGGAGAAGAGGTTGGTGGAGATTTGAATATAAATTCATTAACTACTCAAGAAAAAGTATTACATCAAGTTGATCCTATTAGATATTCAATAGATGAGATTAAAAAGATTAGAGGTATTAGACCGAAGACTACCAAGCATTATCTAATTGAGCCAATGTTCGTTGGCGGGGTAACAATAGATGATGTACAACCAATAGATATATTTGGTTCTAAAGCAGATGTACCTAAGACTGTAACTATGGAACAAGCACAAAATATGGTAGGTATTCCAACTGCACCAGTTACACCGAATATGCCGCCACAAACACCTACACCACCAAACTTAGGAATGGATATGTCACAATTTCTTAAATAATTAGTATTAGATATGGAGGGTTGGAATTAATGTCCAATCCTCAAATGTAAGACTAATAAAAGAGGGAGGTTAAAATTGGAATTAATAAAAGTAGAAGATATTGATGGAAAAAAGTTAGTGTCGGCTAGAGAACTGTATAATTTCTTAGGACATGATAAAAGTCAATGGGCTAGATGGAGTAAGAAAAATATAGTCGAAGATGAGTTTTTCGACGAAGGTGTTGATTATATTAAGCTCGACATCATGTCGAACGGGAATAGGACAAGCGATTACGTTATCGAGATTGACATGGCAAAAGAATTATCAATGTTAGCTAGAAATGAAAAAGGAAAAGTGGCTAGAAAATATTTTATAGAAGTAGAAAAGAAGTATAACAAACCAATGACTAGATTGGAGATTGCAAAAGAGCAAGTTAGATTAATTGAAGAATTAGATAGAGTTGAAGAGGAAAAGAATAGAATTGAGATCCAATTGGATATAAATAAAGATTGGTATTCTGTGAAAAGAGTTATGATAGAGCATGGACTACCTATATCATGGAGGCCGCTAAAAAAATATTCAATCGAGAATGGGTATGATATTAGAAAAATATTTGACGCAAATTATGGAGAAGTTAATTCTTACCATAAAGATGTATATGAAGAGGTATATGGTATAGATTTTGATATAGTGTTAATAGAGAGCAACTAATAAAAGAGATTAGAGGAGATGATACAATGCAATTTGATTTTATGGAGACAAACGAAACATCGTTAGACCTATTTGATTATTCAATAAGAATTATGGGAGAAAGCGGTTCTGGTAAGACAAGTCTGTTTGATGCACTATGCAAGAGATTTGGACAGGAGACTGGAAATAAAAATATAGGAATACTATTACCGTTAGAGTTAGGTTATTCTGCATTGAACGGGTTAAACGTGTTTAAACTGACAGATCAAAAGACAGGACTAAAGAATGGAATATTAAAAAGTTGGGACGAAGTAGTTAAAGCAATAGATATATTGACATCAGAAAAGAAGAAAGACCCTAACTTCCCTATAAAGATAGTAGGGATAGATTCTACAACTGTATTACAAAAGTATGGGAAAAAGAAAATAGAAGAGATTCATTTTGAAGAAGTCGGAGAATATAAAACATTTGATGCTTGTTGGAAGGGGCATGGTAGACCACATGGGGCATTAAATCAATTATTAGCCGAGGATATAATAGCTAGATTAAGAAATGCAGGGTTTTTACCGTATTTTATATCACATTCTAAATTAAAACAAAAAGAAACAAAAGGTACTGGAGAAAAATATATGTACTATGGTTCAGATACGGGCGAAGGCTTTGATGCAATTATATTACAAGATTGTGACTTCTCATTAATGTATACGACTGATAGAAAGATTGTAAACAAGACTGAAGTAATTGGAGATAGATTTGTAAGATTAAGAGCTAATGATGAATATAAGGGAGCTAAATCTAGGTTTCAAGATGTGCCTACTGAATTTGAAGCAGGGCATAGTGCTAAAGAAACTGCCGATCTATTTGTGGATATATTTAAGAAAGCAGTTAAATCTGCATCAGGTATAGAGGATGATACAATATTAGAGCAAGAAAAAGAAAAACAAATTGCTAAACATAAAGAAGAAGAGAAGGTTGTAATTGAAGCATTAAAGAAAGATGATACTAATTCTGTTGACAATGTTAAGAAAGCAAAATTAATTTCATATATTGAAACTAATATAATAAATATGGCAAACGAAGTAGTTCAATGGCTAAATAGTCTAAATCCATCATATCAAGAAGCTATTAAATTATCTAATATGGATGTTGTAGGACAAATTGCTACATATGTTGGATATGATATAAATGCTAACTAAACAAGTACAATTAGATATATTAGATTTAGATAGATTAGATGCCTGTGAGTTATCTGATAATTTTGAAGAGAACGTGTTGAAGATTAGAGAATTTGAAGAAGAGGGATGCCATAGCTATGATGATTGTATTGAAGTAGCAAAGGCATATTTAGAACTTGGTGAATATTTAAAGATGATGGATTTATCTAATTCACCATTAGTTAATTAATTTATGGAGGTAAAAAATGGAAAAATATATTGAGAGAATGGTAAAAGAAAGGGATGAATTAAGTGTAAAAATAAAAACAGGTAGAAAATATATTACTCGTGAGTATTATTTAAAAAATGACGGAAATCCGTCAACGGAAATGTTAGAAGAGCAATTAAAACACATGACTTCTTACATTGTGATACTGAATGGAAGAATCTATTATGAATTAGCAAAAAGTGAAGGTAAATTAGTATAGGTGAAATTAACTGAAGAGTGGAGGTGTAAAAACCTCCTTTTCTTTTGAAAATATTAGGAGGATCAGATTATATGAATGTATTAAGTTTATTTGATGGAATGAGTTGTGGGCAAATGGCACTTGAAAAAGTTGGAATTAATGTTAAAAATTATTACGCAAGCGAAATAAAAAAACATGCAATAGAAACTACTATGTTGAACTATCCGAATACAAGACAGTTAGGGGACATTACGTGTTTAGATGTTTCTGTATTACCGAAAATAGACCTATTGATAGGAGGAAGCCCTTGCCAAGATCTTTCATTGATAAAATTTGGAGGGAAGGGGCTAGAAGGGGACAAAAGCATTTTATTTTATCAATATTTGAGAATTTTGAAAGAGGTCGAGCCAAAATATTTTTTATTAGAAAATGTGGCATCAATGAAAAATAAAGATAGGGATAAAATAACAGAGATGTTAGGCGTAAAACCCATAATGATTAATTCAAGCCTAGTCTCAGCACAACATAGAAGGAGGCTCTATTGGACAAATATACCTAACGTTGAACAACCAAATGATAAAAATATTAAATTAAAAGATATTATAAAATATGAAGCTATCCGAGAGGAAAAATTTAGTGAAAAAAAGAAAGCGTTTATAAAAAGAAAGCTAGAGACTATGTATGTAAGGTTAGATGGCGAAAAAAGTCTCCCAATCACATCAAGGGGATATTCTGCATGGAATACTCAATTTATAACTATGAAGAATGGAGAAATAAGAGATTTAACACTTGATGAATATAGAAAACTTCAAACCATCCCAAAACATATAAAAATAGAGTGTATTAAGTCCAAAGCTACAGATTTGATTGGTGATGGTTGGACGGTTGATGTAATATCACATATATTCAAAGAATTAAAAGAAGAAAATTAATTGACATAATACAATCAATATGCTAAAATGCTTTCGGAGGTGAGAGATGAAAGTTAAATGTCAAGCTTGTGGAGATAAGATAGAACGTGATGATGCGTATAAGGTTCTTAAAGGTAAGAGGAATATGTACTACTGCAATAAGTCGGAGTATGAGTTGATAGCTCGTGAGGAGACTTATAAGACACTCACAATGGATCTATTGAAAGATATTAGTGGAATAAATAAGTTTGCACCAAATTCTATAATTAGGATTAATGCACTTAATAAAAAGATTGTGGATAAATATAAAAGTAATGAAGTAATGTATAACACAATCAAATCTAGCATGAAAGATATAAATGAGGGTATTGAAAATAATTGTATAATTGTAGGTGCAGATAAGATCAACTATGCTTTAGCAGTTATAGATAATCATGTTAAAGATGGTGTGAAGTTGACCATGAATAATAAGAAAATTGAGAATGTTAAATTTGAAGATTATGAACATTCCATACAAGATATAAAATATGTTAAGAGAAAAGGTAAGAATGATATTGGTGAGTTATTGAAGATGATGGGAGAGGATTAATGAAATACATGGGAAGTAAAAACAGGATAGCTAAACACATCCTACCGCTTATATTGAAAGGTAGAAAAGAAGGTCAATGGTATGTCGAGCCTTTCGTTGGCGGTGCTAATATGATAGATAAAGTTAATGGAAATAGGATTGGAGCGGATAGTAATAAGTATGTAGCGAATATGTGGATAGAATTGGAAAATGGGTGGGTTCCCAACAAAGATTATACAAAAAAGTGTTATGACTTTATAAAAAATAATAAAGAGGAATTTTTACATATAACGGGCTATGTCGGAATAAATTGTAGTTATTCGGGAAAATGGTTTGGAGGATATGCTGGGATAGTAAAAACAAAAGGCGGAATAAGAAATTATCAGTCCGAAGCATATAGGAACACTATAAAACAAGTGCAAAACATAAAAGGTATTAAATTTGTACATTCTAGCTATGAGGATTTAGAAATACCTAATAATTCTATAATCTATTGTGATCCTCCATACGACAACACTACAAAATATAAAGATAGTTTTAATCATTCCGAGTTTTGGGAATGGTGCAGAGAGATGGCTAAAAAAGGGCATAAAGTTTTTATATCTGAATATAATGCACCTAATGATTTTGAATGTGTATGGCAGAAAGAAGTGAAAAGCTCTCTAAGTGCAAATGGGGGAGTAGGAGGTAATAAAAATAGCATAGAAAAGTTGTTTATATATAAAGAGGTGAATAATGCAATATAATTTTGTTACAAGTAAAGGGGCGATAAGAGAGTTTCCACTCAATCTTGTGAAGCACAGAGGAAGTATAGAAGGTAAATTAATAGGATGTTTAGTTAGTGATCTATCTCTATTCTTAAATTGTTCGGGAATCAAACCTAGCAATATGCTAACTAATGAGGGTAGAATATTTTTCACTGTGCTAAAGAAAATATCAGAGAAGGGAGCTACATCTGTAGATTTATCTATTATAGATACTGTGTTAGCAGATGCAGAGATATTAAGAAGTGAGTTTATAAAATACAATGGCTATCAAGCTATGAAGAACTTAGAAAAAGAAATCAAGGCTATAAATTTTGATACATACTTATCAGACTTTTCTACTAGTAATTCTGCATTGGAAACGTTTAAGCTAACAGTTGAGTTGCAAGAAAAGTTAGAAGGTATGACTGAAATAATGAATCAAGATGAATTAGCATCATATGTTGATTATAAGTTAAATGAGATTAGAAAGAATAGTGTAGCAGATACAGGAGTGCAGTCTATAACTATTACAGATCAATTCTTACAAGATTTAAGAGAGGGTAAGAAAATAGGGACTCCATATGAAGGATTAAGAATTATTTCTAATACTACATTGGGATTACATATGGGTAATTTCTCGTTGTTGACTAGTACCGTAAATAACGGTAAGAGTACGATTATGTACAATTTGATTGCAATGAGTATTGTAGATTTAGGCGAAACTGTATTGTTGTATTGTAATGAATCAGAGGAACATCAAATACAAGAATTATTACTAATCAGAACGATGTGCTTAAAGTTTAATTATTGGAAATTGAATAGAAATGATTTGGCAAAAGGGGTATACACACCCGAACAAGAAATTATGATAGAAAAAGCTAGACAATATATTAGAGAAAATTATAAAGATAAAATATTATTTAAGAAAGCAAATAGATATACTGTAAGTGAGTTTCTTTCAATAGTCAGAAGATATGCCTATAGAGGCGTTAGACATTTTTTCTTAGACACATATAAAGCAGAGAATCCTGCTAGTGATAAAGTTAGAGGAGAGCTGATAGATAGCTCAAGAAGGATATATGAGACTTGTAGGACAATCGATGTTAGTTGTTTTGCTACATATCAAACTGCATTAAGACATAAAGAAATACAGAAGAGAAGTTTAGATGAGTCGATACTATCAGAGGCTAAGTCTATAGCAGAAGTATTAGATGTAATATTAGCTTGTAGACCATTATACGATAGTGAATATACTGGAGAAAAACATGATGTAAAGCCATTCAAATGGAAAATGAATAACGATAATAGTGGTTATTATCAAGAATATATAAACTTAGATCCTACTAAGAAATATTTAGTTATGAATGTGGCTAAGAATCGTTATGGAAGTCGTGATGTTTATGTCTTGTATGAAATGAATTACGCATGGGGATTGCTAAGAGAAATTGGAATATGCACAGTTGCATCAGATTAAATTATAAATGGAGGTATAATGAGAGAAGAGATGATTGGTAATAGTTATTTAATCAATGGTGATTGTTTAGAAGTGATGGATAAATTGATTGAGAGAGGTGTGAAGGTTGATTGTGTTATAACTGATCCCCCATATGGAACTACTTGGGCGAAGTGGGATTCAATAGTTAATTTTGAACAAATGTGGAGCAAATTGAATAAAATAAGAAAAGATAAAACGCCAGTTATATTATTTGGAGTGAAACCGTTTAGTGCAAATTTGATGCATTCAAATATAAAACATTTTAAATATTCTTGGTATTGGTTAAAAAGTAATAAAGGTAACTTTCTTAATGCAAAGAGGCAACCTCTTAGACAAATTGAAGAAATAATGGTATTTTATAAAAACAATTATTTTCCTCAAGGATTAGAGAAATTTACAGGCAAAGCAACTAGAGGAAGAAGCTCAGAGACAACTATGCAAAATTATAAAAAAGAATGGAATCAAGAAAAAACAGGGTATCCAAGTGATTTATTAGAATTTAAAAATGATATGAATGGGTATCATCCTACTCAAAAGCCAGTATTACTTATGGAGTATTTAATCAAAACATATACTAATGAAGGAGATATAGTTTTAGACTTTACTATGGGTAGCGGTAGCACATTGGTAGCTTGTGAGAATGTTGGTAGAAGAGGTATAGGCATTGAGTTAGACGAAAAATATTTTGATATAGCAGTAAAGAGAATAAAAGAAACACAATTATAGGAGGACAAATGGCAGATATTGTAAAGATGAGATTGAGGGATAATAAAGAACTAATAATAAACTTACTAGAGAAATATGGATTCTGCAACTTTTCGGGAAGTGAATATCTGTCATTTGCTTTTGATAATGAATCAACAGGAAGTTGCAAGTTGAATGTGAATACATTACACTTTAACAGGTGGTCTACGGGAGAGTCTGGAGACATTATTAATGCTATTATGATGAAGACAGGCTTATCCTTTAGGGAGGCTATAGGAGAGCTTAGAGGCTATCTAGGGATTACAGATGACACATATAATATGACTAAGATAGATGTGCAAAAGCAGTCTAGTCTATTTAATGGATTGTTTCCACATATGGATGAATTACGTGGTGAGAGGATATATACAGATAGAGAGGTGAACCAATTTAAACCAATCATATCTAGTACATTTAGGCAAGATGGAATTAACATATTCGTACAACATGAGTTTGATATTAGATATGACCAAAATTCAGATAGGATAGTTATATTGTGGAAGGATATGGATGGCAATGTAGTAGGGTGTAATGCTAGATCTAATTATGATTTTAATAAGGATTATAAGTATAAATACATTAGTCTATTACATTTTAGTAAGGGAAACTTCCTATATGGTCTATATGAGAACCAACATCAAATTAAACATGATAAAATAGTATTTATATTCGAGTCTGAAAAATCAACTATGCAATGTGCTTCATTTGATGTAAGAAATGCAGTATCACTAGGGTGTTCTACTATTAAGAATGAGCAAATTAAACTGTTGAAAGAGTGTGGCGTAGAAAATATTGTGTTAGCTTTAGATGAAGGTATTGAATACATTCATTATATAAATTTAGGATCAAAAATAAAAGAACAAATACCTAATGCTAACATACACATCCTGTATGATAAAGGTAATGAATATATGGAGAAAGGCAGTAAGAAATCACCAACTGATTGCGGTGAGGAAATGTTTCATAAAATAGTCACAAATTGCTTGACTAAAATATTATGATGTGCTATAATGATTCTATATTAGAAAAGAGGAGGAATTGATGGTAGATAAAGAAGAATGGAGGGATATAATAGAGTATGAAGGTCTATATAAAATAAGTTCTTATGGGAATGTATATAGCGTGAGAAGTAAAAGGAATTTGAAAATTAAAAAGAATATATCTCATGGATATAATGAAATAGAATTAAATTATAGAGGTAAAGTTAGATATTTTAGAGTTCACAGGCTTGTAGCGTTTGCATTTATAGATAAAAAAGAGAATTGTGATATTGTAATGCACTTAGACAACAATAAAACAAATAATTATTATAAGAATTTAAAATGGGGTACTGTATCAGAGAATACAAAACAAGCATTTGATGACGGATTAATAAATTGCAAAAAGATATATATATTGTCAAGTGGTATTATAGAAGTATGTTGCCTTGGGCATTCTGAGGTAAAGCAGAAAACAGGATTATCAAGTTCTACTATAACTAAATATATAAAAACTAAAGAAAAAATAAAAATTGGGAAGTACGTTGGATTTAAAATAATAAAATGTGATTAAACAGAGGAGGAATTAATGAAAAAGGATAGACAGGATGTATATGAATGGGTTGGAAAGACTGACTTGGGATATAAAATAGCAACAGAAAAATATTTTCAAAAAGGAGAAGCGGTAGATCAATTTTGTAATAGAGTTGGCGGAGGAAATAAAGAAATTGAAAAATTAATAAAGGATAAAAAAGTTATATTTGGTGGAAGGATAATGGCTAACAGAGGAATAGACAACGGAATGTCTTTTTCTAATTGTTTTAGAAAAGACACTAGAATAGTCACAGATAAAGGTTTAAGAAGTATAGATTCGCTCGTTGGAAAAGAATTTAAAGTTTTGGATAAGACAGGAACTTTTGTAAAAGCCGAATCTAAAGAGTTTGGTGTACAAGAACTATTGAAAATAACTTTAACTAATGGAAAGGAAATATTTGCTACAGAAGATCATATATGGTTCGCTAGGAACTCAAGACCAACTAGAGACAGCAATCACTATAAGGAAGTATTCACAAAGGATTTAAGAGAAGGCACTTTGTTGAAAAAGATACACAATGGTAGAAGAAACATATCGGTTGTGAATATGTGTACATTCGGAGTAGCTCACGGTATGTTTTTTGGTGATGGAAGTCACAATAAAAAATACAACAACCTAACTCTTTGTGGCGATAAAAGAGAATTTGTCAAATATTTTAATAATACTGGTAGCATTACTGAAAATGAAGAATTAGATCAGACTGTAATAAGTGGACTACCTAACTTTATAAACAAAATACCAACTTTAAAAGAAACTAAAGGGTACTTATTAGGTTTCTTGGCTGGATATTTTGCTACTGATGGGTGTTTAAGTGAAAACAGAGCCGTTATAACTTCAACTGTTATAGAAAATTTAGAAATAGTGAACGATATATTAGCATCTTTAGGCGTCCCTACGAACGAAATAAAAGTGCATGAGAGGGTAAGTAATTTAACAGAAAAAGAATCAAGGTTATACAGATTAACTTTAGATGTTAAAAGTTTACCAAAATGGTTCTTTTTAAATAAAAATCATATTCTAATAGAAACAGAAGAGAATACATTTCACAATGAAAAAATAAGAAGTGTAGAAAGAACTGGAATCAAAGAAACTGTTTACTGTGCAGTAGTTCCATCAAGCCAATCATTTTGCTTAGAAGGGAATATTCTTACACATAACTGTGCCACACAAGCTTACATAAAGGATTCAATAGAGGCAATAGGCGATACACAGACAGAATTAATGAAGATGTATCAAGCAGGACAAGGTGTTGGTTTGTGCTTATCAAACATTAGACCAAAAGGTGCGAAAGCAGGAAGAGGAGAAAATACCACGGCAGGTGTAGTTCCTTTTGCTAAAATATTCGACAATGCAACAGAGAATACAATGGCAGGAAGTAGTGGAAGAAGGGGAGCTTTGTTACAGACTTTAAGTGTAGAACATCCTGATGCTTTAGAGTTTATAGCAATTAAGAAAAAAAATGAAGGGTTTACTGGTGATTTATTATCAACAAATATTTCTATGTATGTAACAGATAGATTTATGGAACATTATGTAAACAAAGAATCATATAGGGCGGACTATTTCGTTGAAGATACAGGAGAAACTATAGAGCATACAGTAGATACAGTTAAGATAATGGATGCCATAATAGACATTCCTAAGAAAGCTTTTGATCCTGCATTGGTATTTGTAGATAGGTTTAAATATTATCATTTATTCGGTAATTCTGTAATGACCGCAGATATGTCACAAAATGGATGTAATGAGATGGTTGGAATAGATGGTGCTACTTGCCTATTAGCCACTATGGTTGCTTGTAATTATGTTAAAAATCCATTTACTAAGAAAGCAGAATTTGATTATGAGAATTTTTATAAAGATGTATTTGAGGTAATACAAGAAATGGATACTATATTAGATGAAGGTATAGATAGAAATCCTTTAGAAAAACAAAGAATTGTTGCTAAAGAATGGAGAAATTTGGGGCTAGGAATTACGTCTTTAGCTGATTGTCTTATAGCGTTAGGCTTGAAATATGGATCTGACGAGGCAATTGAATTTACAAAAGAGTTGACCATGAGAATGCAAGGGGCTTGTATAGATGCGTCTGTATACATGGGTTCAACAAGAGGGCAATCGGAAACCATCTTATCAATGGAAAAAGAAATGGAAGAAAAAGGTTTGCAATATATTAAAGGATTAAGAAATTGTGCATTAATGGCTCATGCACCTTCGGGAACTGGATCAACAATGTTAGGTTATTCTACAGGGATAGAGCCTGTATTTAGAAGTGAATATACTAGGTCTGTAACTAAAGATGGAGTTAGAGGAGAATATGATACTTTTACAATAAAACATCCACAGATACAAAAATGTATTGATAATGGTGGTGACATAGAAGCTTGTGTGGATTCAAGAGAAATATCTCCTTTATCTAAAGTTAAGATGTTAGAATCAATACAGAAATATACAGATATGTGTTCTTCTAATACTACAAATTTAAAAGAAGATGTGTCATGTGATGAAATTAAAGATATGTACATAGAAGCATGGAAGCGTGGAGTAACCTCAATGAGCATATATGTAGATGGTTCACTCGATGGAGTCTTAAATGATATAAAAGAAGAAGAGTTGGATACTTATCCTGTATTAGAAAGAGGTATTATGTCTGAAGTTCCTAGCGATACATATTATATACCCAAAAAGATAACACATGGATGTGGAGAAATGAAGGTTATGATAGGATATTCACAATCAGAGTCGAGAGTTACAGATTGTTATGTAATACCAAAGATGGGAAGTGGTTGTACTAAAAATATTACAGGGGAAGCAATCCTCATATCTCAAGTATTAAGATTGGGTGGAGACTTGAGAGATATAAAAGAATCTGTAAAAGGAATAGAAGGTTGCAATTCTTGTGTATCTTCAAGAATGAGAGGTAGAGCTGTTGATGGTATTAATTGTCCAAATATTTTAATAGATGCTATAATATCTGTCCAAGACAATATGGGTGGGGAATTTAAAAGTGTTAATATAAAAAAAGAAGTTTCAAAACCAAAACCAAAATCGACTTCTGCTATAATAGAAAGTAAAAAATGTCCAGATTGTGGTGGGGAATTAGCTTCAATAGGTGGTTGCCAACAGTGTTATGATTGCGGATATTCGCACTGCCATTAACCTGTAAATAAATTAGGTGGGTGAAATTCCCACCACAATAAATTAAAATAGGAGAGAAGGATGGAATTATCAAAGATGATTAGAAAAGGAAGATTAAAAAGTACATTAGAGTACAATGACATAAAGATGGATTTAGATCTAATGGAAGACTTAGAAATTTGTTTGGATGGTGATATGGAAGAGCTAGTAAAAAGATTTGGAAATGGTAAATGTGACATCGGAATGATAAAAGAAAAAGCTAATTGCACCTTAGTAAGATCTATGGAAATAATTCTAATGGAAATGTATCACAATAATCCAAAATATGATATATTAGATCAAGAAAATATTTATGACACAAAAGATGGTGTGGTTTATGAATAAGATACTGCTATGGATGGAAGATTTACAGTTAGGATTTTTAGCTAACGGAATATTGAAATTAGAAAAGAAATTTGAACAGATGAATTTAAAGTTAGTCAAAGCAATAGAGAGAGAAGAAGTTAAACATGATGAGTCTGCAAGAAAGAGAATTGAGAAGATAATTGAGTTAGAGAATAAAATAGATGAAGATAAAGTTAAATGGAATGATAGAAAATCTGAATTGAATAGTAAAAGAAGTCATGTAATAAAAGTTAAAAAGGTTTTAGGAGGAGAATAATCTTCTCCTTTTTATTAGGGAGGAGACGATGATAGACAAAGAGGAATTTTGGAATATATTAATTAGCAGATGCAAAGAGCCTTATATAAACAATTTTGTTAAAGACTTATCTAATATGAAAGTTGGAATGAGCAAAGAGGATATAATATCTGATTGTTATGTATATTTCATAGTAGATGATTGCAGAAGACTAGAAAAATTACAGAATGAAAATGGAGCAAAGATTGCAATACTAAATAGATTTAGAAATGTATATAGAAAGTATAAGAATAACAATAGTGGAATAGCTAGAATTGATGATTACTATACAGAATTAGAATTGATAAAAATGAATGAATTGCATTATACAGATTTCCAAAAGAGATTAGCTACATTCTTTCTAGGAAGGGTTGTTAGACTGAACAAGCTGAACGTTAATCATCAAGCTAATTCACATGGAAGACCTAAGCTATCTTGGTATAAAAGAGAGTTGGTAACATTGATATTGAAAACTGATAGAAAATACAGAGCTACTAATGAGTGTGACAACTTTATGGAGTGGTGTGGTATTGAGGAAGATCAGATGAATTTATTGTTATATTTCAAGTCGGGATGTAAGAGGATAAAAGAATATAATATAGATGAAAAATATCTAAGAGGTAGTAGGATATATGAAGGCAAAGCAGTTGCTTGTTTGAGAGATATATACTCTAAGATGATGACAGTGGTTTGGGGTGATGTTGATTGATTAATTATAAAGGGTTCGTTAAAACTGTACATAAAGCAAAAGGTAATGAAATTTTCGTAGTGGAGGAATATTTAGGTCTAAAATCATCTAAACATAAGTATAGAATTAGGTTTGTTATAAACGGAAAGGTGAAGATTGTAGACTACAATCAAATTAAAAATGGAGCTGTAACTTTCTCTTTTCAAAAACCAAAGTCAAAAGCAAAACCAAAGTCAAAAGCTAAAGTCAAAACCCCATTGCTAAATAAAAGTAAAATTGTTGTTGGTGATGATTATGGAATATTTGCATTAGATTTGGCAACCAAAGTGACGGGGTATAGTTTTTCGTTAGGTGTTAATTATATCGAGTCGGGGATAATATCTAAATCAGATAAGAATAAATCTATTAGAATCCACAAGATGATAAATGAGGTGATGTTCCGTATAAAGCAACACAAGGTTGATATAGTGGTGATAGAGGATATATTTCTATCTTCTCATGGAAATACAGGGGTAACATCATTCAAGGCTCTCGCAGAGCTACAGGGGGCTATAATTGACAGGTTGATATGCGAAGGTTATAAGTTTGAATTAGTATTGCCTAATGTATGGAGAGCATCATTTTTTAAGGGCAAAAATAATAGAGAAGATGCAAAAGCTAAAGCCATCAAATATGTTAGAGATGTAATGGGCATGGAAAAAAATGAGGACGAAAGTGAGGCAATCATGATTGGGCTTCATATATTAAAAGAAAAAGTAAAATTTAATTGACAATGTTTTATATGTTTGATATAATGATTGTGCATTAAATAAATAGAGGAGATGAGAAAAAATGCTAGAGATATGCAACACGAGGATTTACGGATTAGAAGAGAGTGTAATAGCTAGTGGTTATCCAATGAGATCGAATGATATTGGTGAATGGGATGATGATGCGGTTGACATGGTAGAAGATACTGATATAAAAAGAGCAATTAAGTTGGGTAATGTAAAAACTGGCACAGGGCATGACAATTTTTTGAAGGGAGTTATAGTGCAATTTGATGTAAAGTATCCTAATTATTGGACACCACAATTCCAAAGATACTCATTTCATGATATAGTGTCTAGCACAAGTAAAATGCACAGGCTAACCAAAATGGATATAAAGAAGAGTTGTAATGGATACGTAGATGATATTGTGATTGAAAATTTAAATAAATGGATAGATATTTATAATAGGTATGATGAGATTGTAGATTGTGTTATGTCCAAATATGAAGTGTATATGAAAATTATATCAAATACACCAATGGGGTTAGAGCAGTCTATGAGAGTTACGTCTAATTATTTACAATTAAAAACGATATATCAACAAAGAAAGACGCATAAATTAAAAGAGGATTGGGGAAATTTTTGTGATTGGTGTGAAACTTTACCACACTTTAAAGAATTTTGTATTAGATAATGGAGGTGTAAATGGAATTAGAATATACTGGTATGACAGTTAGATCATTTAATTGTCTTAAAGAGGTTGGAATTGATACTGTAGATTAAATGATTAAATTAAAAAAAGAAGATTTATTATTAATAAAGAATTTAGGTAGAAAAAGTTGCGAAGAAATATTAGAGTTGATTGATAAATATAGTTATTTGGAGGTATAAATGGAAGATTTTAAAGTTAATATTTTAGGTAGTGAGTATGATGTATTGTTTAAAAGTATAGAAGAAGATGAAAATTTAGATGAATTAAATGCTTATTGCGATAGTTCGGTAAATAAGGTAGTTGTAAGAAGTGATTTAATGAATAGAACCCTAAGATGCAAGGAGGACTTATCTAAATTTAATAATAAAACAATAAGACATGAGTTAATTCATGCGTTCATGGACGAGTCGGGGGTTGCAGGTGTAGAGTGGTGTCACGATGAATCTCTAGTGGATTGGATAGCGGTTCAGATGCCTAAGATGTTTGTTGTGATGAAGGATTATATGTAATGAATTATGAAATAATAACTTGCATTAACTGTAAGAATAAATTAAAAGTTGGAATAGATATTAATAAATATAAATGTGTATATTGTGGTACTGAATATGAGTGTATAGAATTAGAGGAGGAAAAGAAAATTGAATGTAAAAATTAGAGGATTTAGAGAAGTTGATGGAAAGTGCGGAAAACATACGAGTATAACAATATTACCAACTAGGGGTAGTTCAAAAAGTGCAGGTTATGATTTTAGAATAAAAGAGGATATAAGAATAAAGCCTAATGAAACTGTTATGACTATGAGTGATGTAAAAGCTTATATGCAAGATGACGAAGTGTTAAAGTTGCATATTAGAAGTTCAATAGGTATTAAAAGAAAAGTAAGAATATCTAATGGGACAGGAATAATTGATTCTGATTATTATTCTAATCCTAAAAATGATGGAAATATAGGAATAGCATTGCATAATTATGGTGAAGATGATGTGTGGTTAAATGTTGGCGAAAGAGTATGCCAAGGTATATTTGAGAAATATTTAGTAGCAGATGGGTGCAATGTTACCAAAAAAAGGGAGGGTGGAGTTGGAAGTACGGGTAGATAAAACAAAATGTAAACAATGTGGCAAAGAATTTATAAAGCATAAAAAATATAAATTAGGAAATTTTTGTTCCAGTAAGTGTACAGACTTGTATAAAAAATGGAATAACGAACCAAATTGCAAATGTCCTATTTGTGGTATAGAGTTTTATAAAAAGAAAAGCCAATTAAAAAAGAGCAAAACAAGCTGTTGCGGAAGAGAATGTAGTAATAAATATATGTCAACATCCTTTAGCGGAAAAAATAATCATCAATATGGACTAAAAGGTAAATTAAACGCATCATTCAAAGATGGGAAACGGTGTCTAGTAGTGGGTATATGAAAATATATTGTGGAGATCATCCATTTCAAGATAAGGATGGTAGGTATTATAAGCACAGATTAGTAGCAGAAAGGCATCTACTGAATAGTGTAAATAAAATAGTAATTAATGATAAAGAATTTTTAAGTATGGATTATGCGGTACACCATATAGATTTAGATAAGCAAAATAATAACATAGATAATTTAGTGGTATTATCACATTCAAATCATACTAGGATACACAACCAAATAGAAGGCAAGTTAGGTGCTAGTGGTAAATAAATAATAATATATTAGGGTTGCCGAGTGTAACCCTTTTAATTAGGAGGAGATTAATATTAAGCCAGTTTTCAAAGAAGAGAATAGTGCTAAAACTAGCATTAACAGTTTAGCTAGTACATACAAAAGATTTAAAAATGAATTAGTTGATAAAAATGTATTAGATTATGGATGTGGAAAATATACGGAAAATATTATAAAATTTTGCAAAGAAAATAAAATAAACATAGAATTATATGATAAATTCAATGACAAATATAATAAAATCTTGGATAAAAAATATGACACTATACTATGTAATAATGTTCTAAATGTTATAAAAGATGATAGTATTATGATTGATGTAATTAATAATCTACTTAGGTTTGATTGTAAAGTTATAATAAAAATATATAGTGGTGATAAGAGTGGAGTAGGCAGAATAACTAAAATTAATACATATCAAAGAAATTTGAAAGCAAAAGAGTATGTTAAGTATATAGATACCAATAGAGGTATTCAGATAAAAGGAGATTTCATTTTAATATATTAGGGTTGTTCATCCAACCCTTTTATGGTATAATAGACTTAACATGAAAAGAGGGAGGTAAATATATTGAATAATTGGTGTTCGTGCCATACGCATGATGAGTTAAGCAATTCTATTTTAACAGATTCGCCGAGTGGGTATAAGGATCATATAAAGAGAGCAAAAGAGTTAGGCATGAAAGGATTAATAATAACAAACCACGGCAATAACTGCGGATGGTTCAATAAAAAGAAAGCATTCGAAGAGAATGGTTATAAATATATTCATGCGTCTGAGATATACATAACAAGTTCAAGAGAAGCAGATAATTCATTTCATCTATGTGTGTATGGATTAAATAATGAGGGTAGGTTAGAGGTTAATCAACTTATATCTAATGCTTATAAGAGAGATAGATCATTCTATCGTAGACCTCGTGTTATGATAGGTGACTTAATGAATTGTAAGAATATTGCAATAGCGACTGCTTGTCTTGCATCACCATTGGCTAAAGATATGGATGGGGAGGTCTCACAAAAATTACTAGAGTGGGGATTAAAAAATAAAGATAGATTCTTCTTGGAGATACAACCACACAATCATATAGATCAGATTGAATATAATAAGAAATTAATAGAATTATCAAAACAACATGGCTATAATTTAATAGCATCAAATGATGTTCACTACACAACTAAGGAAATGGGTGAAGTTAGAACTAAAATGCAGAAATCGAAAGGGATGGACTTTGGCGATGAGGATAGTTTTGATTTATCTATGAAGAGCTATGACGAAATGTTATTAGGATTTATTCAACAAGGAATAAACGAAAAAGATGCACAGTCTGCTTTAGCTAATACTAATGTATTGTATGATATGGCGGAAGAATATGAGTTAGATATGAGTTTTAAGTATCCACAGTTATATGATAATCCAATTAAACTTATGACAGATAGATGTTTGGTAGAATTTAAAAATAAAGGATTTATGGGAAATAAAGAATACGCAGACAGGTTGGTTCAAGAGCTAGAGGTGTATAGGGTTATGGGAGCAGAGTCTTATATGTTGTTGTTTTCAGATTGGATTGATGGATTAAAAAAAGACGGTATTGACGTAGGTTTCAGTCGTGGATCGAGTAGTGGAAGTATAGTTTCATACCTGTTAGGAATAACAGAAATAGATCCTGTGATGTTTAAGACAAATTTTAGCCGATTTATGAATCCATTTCGGATTTCGCTTGCGGATGTGGATGTGGACATAAGTCCGTTAGACAGAGATAAGGCTAAAGATTGGTTTTATGGAGTAGACGGGTTAAACTGTTCTGAAATAATCACATTCGGAACAGAACAAGAGGCGGGTTCAATAGACATGATGGGTAGAGCTTTTGGATTACCACTAAATGAAGTTGCCAAAATAAAAAATAATGTTACCAATTTTAGAAAGGAAGACAAATATAAAGAATTTTTCAGAGATGTTGATAGCACAATAGGAACTATAACTAAAATAGGAAGGCATCCTGCTGGTGTATTAGTATCAGATTTAGATATAGAAAAAGAGATAGGATTAATAACGATAACAGACAAAGATCACAAAGATGGATACAGAACTATATCACAACTTAATATGAAGGAATTAGAGGCGTTAGGATATGTAAAGGCGGATGCACTAGGATTAGCTAACATAGGTGTTATAAATAAAGCCTTTAAATATATAGGAATAGAAAGGCTTAATCCACAGACTTGTGATTTTACAGATATGAATGTGTGGGATAATATAAAAAAGAGTCCTGTATCTATGTTCCAATTTGAAGCAGAAACATCGCACAAGCAATTAGTAATGGCTTTAGATAATATCAAGGGGTCTGATCCTATACAAATTATGAGTATGACCTCTGGGATTATACGCCCCTCTGGAGAATCTATAAGAAAGGAGTATTTAAATGGTAACAAATATGACAATGGTCATCCTGCTATAAATGAGTTGTTTAAAAACAATTCGGGATATATTTTGTATCAAGAAGATTTAATTTTGTATTTGAGAACATTTTGTGGCTATAGCGAGGCTATGGCAGACGTAGTTAGGAAAGCCGTCGGGAAAAAGCAAGACAAGTCTGTATTTGACAAAATAACATCAGAAATAAGAACGGGATTTAGAAATAATTTTCCAAGAATGTATGATGTATCTATAGAAAAATGTGATGAAATAGTAGACGATTTTGTTAAAATAGTTGAATTTTCTAGCGGATATTCATTTTCATACAATCACGCAATAACCTATTCTATCACTGGTTTCATATGTGGATGGCTGAGAACATATCATGAAAAAGAATTTATCACTGCAAATCTAAATGAATTTAAAAGTAAAACTGATAAAATGAAAGAGATATTTAATTATATCAAACAACATACTAATATAGAAATTCTACCACCTGTATTTGGGAAAGCTACTATGGAATATTCATACGATAAAGATAAAGCCATTATCTATGAAGGATTATATGGGGCAAAAGGGCTATCTAAAAATGCAGAGCAAGAATTGAATAAATTAGATGGTTTAAAATTCAATTCATTTTTTGATCTATTGATTTATATGAAAGATAATGAAGTTAAATTATCCTCATCTGATGTATCAATATTAATTAAACTAAATTTCTTTAAGGAGTTTGGAAAGCAAAAAGCATTATTAGACATAGCTCAATTAACTATAAGCTCAGAAAGTAAGATAGCATATAAGAGTGAAAGTATTGCAAAAGCTACTGAAAAATATGAGAAATTAAAAGTAGAATTAAAAAAAATGGATACTATGGCTATAAATAATATTATAGATTTCATTGTTTGTATCAAAGATACCAAAATCAAACTATCTGCTACTGATATTAAATTCTTACATAAAATAGGTGTAATTGACTTTGGTATTAATGAGCAAGAAGTGTCTGACATCCTCACTATGGCTCTAGGTAGTAAGAGTGCATATAAAGATTGGAATATTATCAACTCTGTACAACGTGGTTAAAACTATAGAATTAGCAAATGAGGATTTATTTGAAATACAAAAGTCTGTAAATGAGTTACAAATACTAGGACATACTAGTAAAATATTTCCTACTGCCGAGCAAGAGATGTTATATATTCTTGATAGTAAAAAACCATATTCTACCTACATAGTTAAGACATTTTCATTGAAGACGGGAGATGTTAAAACTTATAAAGTTAAGAAAGATGATATGACTGCAAAGAAAGATGAACTAGTTATAGTAGGATCAACATATGAGAAAGAAGGCAATATGTTAGTAGATGGAAAATGGAAAAAGACTGGAGTGTTTAGTAGTTTCATAGAATCTATGAGTGTGGTAAAAATATAGTTGACATTAATAAATGATTGTGTTATAATGATCTTGTTGTAACACAATTTAAAGGAGGCTTGAATGAGTAATAAAGAAGTTATGTATTTCTATTCGGTTGACAGAAAAAAGAAGGTGAAAGGGGATAAATATGAAAGTATTGGGTTTGCTAGTGGTGTTTTCACTATTGCTAGTGGAATAGAAACAATAGAACAATATATTACCGCAACAAAAGCGATAGAAGAAGACATATGGAATCAAAGGTTTTGAATTTGATGAATTATTATTTGTAGCTTTTAATAAATTATAGGAGGAAATAAATGGGATCGGCTAGGAAAAAAAGAAGAAATGAGAAGAAGGTATTAGTTCAAAAGGAAAAGAGAGAAAAGTCAAGAGTAATTAAAAAAGAAAAGAAGATACAAAGGAAGAGAAAAATGATTGGTGAAGGACATATGGAAATTAAAGCCTCAGTTAAACACGCAGTAGAAGGAGTTAAGAATACAGAGAATAGAAATGCCACTGTAGTATATATGCCAAAGAAGACTTATGACTTTGCTATTACATGGTTAAAGGATGGAGTATACAAGTTTGAGAATGAAGTAAAGCCTATTGCATGGGATGTTGATTTGCATATGAATATTATTGCAGAATGTGATGTTGATATTGATAAAGATATAGTTGCGGATTAATTCCGTAGCTATTTATTAGGAGGTATAAAATGATAGAAATGATATCAATGAAAAATAAAGAAGCTAGGATTGAGCACACTTGTATGTTTTGTGATGGAAAAATAAATAAAGGTGAAGAATATGAATATTCAAAATTAAAATATGAGGGTGACTTGTACACTTGGAAAACACATTTAAAGTGCAGAGATTTAGCTCAAGAATTAGAAATGTATGATGATGGCGAAGGTGTTGATGGACAAAGATTTTCTGAATTTGTTGACGAGTTCCTATATGATAATATGTCGGAGGATGAATGGGAAGAATGTGAGTTATGTGGTGAAGAGGCGGTTGATAAAGCTATTGAAATATTAAAAGCATAAGGTAAAGAATGGGTAATTATATATTAGGAGGTAAGATGTATAGAGTAGATAACAATATTAAACCTAGTCAAAACGATATGGAAAAATACATAAATAGAACTTTTGCTAGTAATAGAAATGGTGAGTTTAAGGTAACAGGAATACATTCCATTGGAAAGAATTATACTAAGAGATATGTATGTGAATTTGAAGATGGTGGTATATCAATTAGCTATGGAAAGGAAATTAGGACTGGAGAATTAAAACCAAGCCATTATCCAAATAATGAGAAGGTTATAATTAAAAAGGTAGATGAAGCATTAGAAGTTGAGAACTCTAAATTAAGAAAACAATTACAGGCTGCTAGAGATAATCTAAGAGTTCTAAGAAAAGAAGACAGATCTCTATTCCGTAATGATGAAGTGTATTCTAATTTTATGGAATCGTTGATGGGATATGTTGAAAATAGATGCCCGAGCTATAAGCCGTGTAATATTAAACCTAGAGAGGAGAATTTAAATAAGCAAATGATCCTCCAGTTATCGGACTTGCATTTGGGTCAAAAGATAGATTTGCCTACTAATAAATTTAATATGGATGTAGCTAGGCAGAGGCTTTTCAAATATGTGAATAAGTGTTTAGAATATGCAGAACCTATGAACATAAGTATTATTAATATTGTATTTACTGGTGATTTAACAAATCTTTCATACAGAACGGATCAATTATTAACAAATCAATATGTCAGAGCAGAGGCTTTTGTTAGGTCTTTTGATTTGTATTGCGAGATGGTAGATTATCTGTTGGAGAAAGGTTATGAGCTTAGTATGTCGGGTGTGGTAGGTAACGAATCGAGAATGAAAGAATATGAGCATATGTCTAATGTGGATGAAATAGCAAAAGATAGTTTAGACTATATGGTATACCAAATGCTCAAGAGGAGATACTTAAAACACGCAAACTTCATTAACGATTGCGATAAATTAGAAGATATGATTAATGTAAATGGAAAAGAGATAATTTTATTGCATGGAAATAATTTAAAACATGGAAATTTAGACAGAGAGATCAAATCAGTAAAAGAAAGATGGTTTACGTATAGTGGAATATGGGCTGATTATTCGCTATTTGGTCATGTTCATAGTGGGCTATTAACTGCGGATTATGCAAGAAGTTCTAGTCTATGTGGTGAAAATAGTTACTCTGATAAAAAATTAAACATATCATTTTCATCTGTATCACAGAATATGTTTATAGTTGGAGAAGATATACAAGGTATTATAATTGATTGTAGATAAATAGGAGGGAGTATGAAAAAATCATTAGGAAACACAGATGCAAATGAAGCTAAAAAAATGTAAAGGATATTAAATTTTGGGGAAATGGTAATACATTTAAATTAATTTCAAAGGCTAGTTCAAAAGATGAGGGATGGATGAAATCAACAAAAGCTATGGAAATATATGGTGTTGGATGTGTGGTTCAAGTAACAACACAACAAGGAGATAATATAGCAGAGGCTCTTACATTTGTTCCAAATAGTAAAATAAAAGAAATGTATGCACCTAGAGAATCTATGGGGCAAGAGAATAAAGTTTTAGTTGGTAGAGAATTAGTTCAATTTTAAAATAAATCCTTGACATCAATTTCAGCTATGTGTTATAATCTCTATATAAAGATCAAGGGAGGAAATACATGGCGAAAATTGATTATCGGATCGAGGTGTTAGGAGTATTACTAACAAAATCATCAGTAAGAGGTGGTGTTAAATATAGCTATAGGCATTTGAAGTTACATGGTAGAGCTAAGAAACACCCCACTGGCACTGGTAAAATCACTTCACATAGAAAAGGAAAGATTGAATCTGAATATAAAAAGTTAGATCACAAACATTCTATTATGAATAAGATATATGCAATAAAAAAGAGTAATATTAAATTTAACAATTTACCACAACAAGGACAAGATCCAATGGAATACATATCTAGCGAATTAGGATATACTGATTATGATATTAAGCGTGCATTAGGATATTTTGAAAGATTGCATGATGTAAAGCTATTAAAAACGGAGCATGGCTATTATACATTCAGATTATTTGAAGGTGATAAATATGTGTTCTAATATTCAAATGGAGATTATAGCAGAAGAAATAATAGTGAAGCATTTAGATAAGAGTGTATTAGATATTATAGATATAGAAATAAAAGAGTTGCCAAATAATATAAATGCTAGAGTAGGCATTACTAGAAATGGTAAAAATGTTACAAATGTAGTGTTAGAGATAAACAAAGAGTTGAAGAGCCGTAGCTATGAGTTGATTGAGAGTGTAATAGAACATGAGGTAGTACATATAGCTACTGAAATGTTAAGTGAAAGCAATCAAGGGCATAATGAGAAATTCTTTGCTATGGCTAATAAACTAGGAATTGAGACTAAAGAGTATAGGAGGGTATAGTGGAGGATGAAATAATACAGTTGAGGCTATGTATAACTAGTAAAAAATCATACTTTATAAAAAGACCATTGACGTTGCATAGAATATGCGGACGAAAAGATCGTGGTGAATATCGAGATGAAAATAACAATTCTGTATATCTAAAAAGGATGCAAATAGGAATATTAAAAGAAGATAGAAATATTGCGTATTATGAGAGAGATTGTGATACCGAGTACATAAAAAGGCAATTATTAATAAATGCTAAAAATAGAGCATTTAAAAATTATATAAAAGCACGAAATATATATGAAAGTTTGAGTAAGTACGATGTAAAAGAAATTAAATTTGTAGATTAGGAGGATTAAATGATATTATTTGATAAATGGAAATTGGTTAATAGCGATTATTTCAATGTAACATTACATGAGAAATCAATAACAGAAAAAGATGGAGTTAAAAAAGAGTCTTGGACTCACAGAGGGTATCACAGAGATATTAAAAGTGCAATTAATGAAATTATTAGAATTTATATGAATGAGTCATGTGACGAAGCTAAAACTTTAACAGAATTACTAGAATATATTAATAGAAAAGAGAAGGATATTAAGAAAATTATATTAGAAAAAGTATAGAGCTTATATGAGAGCTTTTAAGCCACTTGAGTTTTTACCTTAGTTAGATTACCTAATTTGATTTAAAACTTCGTAGTGGCTTACTAGCGAACTCTCAGAGCTATATGTGAGTGGTAAATTATATAAAAATACTATAAAATCTCAAAATACAAATATTATAGGTAAATATGTAGTGAAACTTATAGAAAAAAGTAATACAAGAATTATTTGTGGATGTGATAAATGTCTGATAAGATTAAAATTATATTAATAGGAGGAATATTATTAATGAGTATGAGTAAATTAGCCAAGGCTAGTATAAAGAAGACGATAGGATTAGAGAAAGGCTATGTGAATGATAGTCGAGATTTAGGAGGGGCGACTCGATATGGAATAACAGAGGCAGTTGCTAGAGAGTATGGATATAGAGGTAGGATGCAAGATCTACCATATTCATTAGCTATGGAAATATATTCAAATAGATATTGGAATCCATTAAGACTAGATGAATTTAGCGATCAAAAATTGGCATATAAAGTATTTGACATAGCAGTAAATTCGGGTAGGAGTAGAGCTGTGAAGATATTACAAGAGGCTTACAATATGTGCGTTGAAGGTAATCCTTTAGTTGTTGATGGAATGATAGGTAAAAATACAATAGGTCATGTAAATAGGTTTAATGATCCATCGAGGCTAAGACTGATATTTGAGGCGAACAAGATTTCCCGTTATATAGAAATTACTAAAGCTAGAGAAAAAAATGAAACATTTATTGGTGGATGGCTTCTCAAACGTAGCTCTCTTGGAGATATAAAAATATGATAGATAAATTTGAAATTTGGAAAGACGTTGAAGGGTATGAAGGGTTATATAAAGTTAGTAACTTTGGAAGAATTTATGCGTGTGAGAAAAAAAAATAAGAAAGAGAACGGACTTGAGGGGAATAATGAATTATAAAGAAGTGATAGACCATTGTTTGAGTCATAATGAACAATATAGATATAATATTATTGGAACAAATGAAGTGTTTTGTTATAATGTCAGAAAGGGTAGAGATAAAATGATAGAGGATTTTGAAAAAGAAAATGATTTTTGTAGTGGTAATGTCTATGATGTAGTTGAAAAAACTGGAGAGATTTATGACGATGAACTTGTAACTAAGGAGGAAGAAATGAACATATATGATTATGATGAAACAGTGGCTAGTGGAGAAATGAAAGATATGTTAAATAAGGAAGGTAAAGGGCAATCTACAAACAATGGGGGTTTTTCCGATAAACATTATGGATTCGAATATGAATTAACACAATCAGATATAGATAATGGTAGTGTAAGACTAGATCCATACTTTATTACTAGACAATGGAAATTAAACAAAAAGGATGATACTGGAATCTTGTTTCACTGCTTGAAACTGATTGCTAGATTTGGAGAAAAGAATACGATAGAGAGAGAAATAAGAGCATTAAATGCACAAGTGAAAAGACTGGCAGATCTAAATGGGGTTAGATTTTAAAAGAATTAAAATAATAGATGGAGATGAGGGTACATTGATGAATGTAATTAAAGATAGAGGAGTGTTAATATTTAGCCATGATGAAAGGGGTATTGCCAAGTATGATCTAAAGACTGGAAATATGTTTAGAGAAAAAAATGGAAAAGAGTCTCAAGCTAAAAGTTTAACATTATTCTTTCGAGGATACAATATAGATAGAGCTTTTTCTAATATAAATGATGAGAAGTTCATAGACTTTATGAAATATGTAAACAAAAAAGAAAACACTTGTTATAGTGTAGGGACATTCCTGTCTAGGATGGGTAAATATATAAAAGCAGAGCCATTTCATAAGTTAGGGATTAATTTAAGGGATAATGTATATCTAAGCAATGTAGACATGAAGTTAATACCAAAAGATATAATTAGAATATTAATAAACGTGTGTAGTGATGGAAATTGTAAAATAGAAAATGTTTTTTTTAGGATAGTAAATAGTGAGAATAGAGATGTATATTTCAATATGATTAGACATATGAATATGAAACACGATATCTCTAGTGTAAAAAGTTTTATAAGATTAAATGTGTGGAGATTTGAACAAATGATTGAGTTTATAAAAGAGTATAATTATGATTATAAATCGTTTGTTGATTATATAGTCTACATAAAAGAAATAGAGGGTATAAGGTTTGGTGGTAGTTTAGGCTACTTAAAAGATTATTATTCACAAAGCTTAGCTATGGCTAGGAACAAAAAGTCGGTAGAAAAGTATCCTAAATTTTTAAGAAGTAAGCATGACATTATATCATCTCATTACAACCTATTTAAAGAGCAGTACTCGGAAGAGATATTTGCAGAGATGTATATTAATACTAATTTAGAATATGAAGATAATGGAAATTTTATAGTAATTTATCCAAAAGATACCGATGATATGAAGTTAGAGGGAAGAGAGCTTTCGCATTGTGTTAAATCATATATAAACAAGGTAATAGATGGAGAGACATTAGTAGTATTCATTAGAAATAAAAAAGAAATTGATGAAAGATTGTTAACAATGGAGATACAAAATGATACAATATATCAAGTTAAAGGACTATTAAATAGGAATCCGAGTGCAGATGAAATGAAGTTTATAAAAAAGTATGCAAAAACTAAAGAATTAAAAATAAGTAAATACATAGGAGGATAAGGAATGAGAGATGGTATTGAATTAAAAGGTGGAATGGTATTAGAGGATAAAGAAGGGATAAGAGGTTTAGTTACTGTTACTAATATTGGAACGTTAGTAGGTTGGCAAAATGGAAATACATCTAACTTCGGAGAGGTTGCTTATATTTGCGATATTTACAAAGATAATGAAATAGTAAGTGTGTATGAAATAACAGAGGAACATCAAATATTAGGTAGAAGCTTAACTGTCAATTCTATGAATCATATATGGACTAAGCCAACTGTCATAAGCAATACTGATGATTTAGTTGCTTGGGCTAAGGCTAACAATGTAGATGTATCAAACGTTATCATAGGATCTAACTAGGAGGATATATGCAAGTAAAATTTATGAGAGAATTAAAAGAAGTGAGTGAGCTAGTAAAAGGTGGTAATACTTATACTGGAGCAATTAGAGAAGTATTGAAGGAAGAACCAAAGCCGTCTTCTGTAAAAAGAATTAAATCTCTAGCTATGGATTATTACGGATAATATAATTAGGTAGGATTTATTTCCTACTTTTTTACTGTCACGACTATCGTAGTGTCTAATATAGTGGGTCAATAAAATAATAAAAGGAGGTATGAATGATAACAAACAACAAGACACTATCAGAATGGGAAAACATTCCCGTTCTAGGTAGTTCAGTAATAATAAAAAATATAGATAAAAAGAAAGAATTTTACGTTTACTTATCTGAGGCAGATGAAGTCCCCAGTTCTAATATAATAGGATATCCTATTGAAATAGGTGAAAGGTTAGAGTACGTAACAGACGGTAGATATTTATTTGTAAGGGGTAATCCAAAAACAGATGTATCTATTACATAAAGGAGGTGTAGTATGACAAATACAGTAAGATTAGGAAGGCAGGGAATATTGAATGAGGAGAAAGTTGCATCGCCATCGACTACTGCAAAAGAAATATATATAAATTCTACATCTACTGAATGTAAGGCAGGTACAGAATATATCAAAGGTAGACATCAAGTTATGTTGAAGAACTTCTCTAGCTATTATGTATATTGGAGCTTTGATGAGAATATGGTATATGGTGAAGGGCAATTAATTAGATCGGGAGATATAGATATAATAGACGTAAAGCCATTCTCTAATACTAAGATATATGCAGTAGCTAAAATAGACGAAGTCCCGTTATTCGTCACAGAGGTGATCTCATGGCAATAAAAACAATATTTGGTAATAGACCGTATATAGTACAATATATATTCAGTGGGAAGGCATATCAGTGCCATGTAGCACATCAAGAGGTAGATAAAAACGGTGGTGAGGTATCCATACTAGTCAGAGTTGGTAAGGTTGATAGTAATGGAGGTAATAGACTAGTTCATATAGTTAATAGAGTAATGCAAGTAGAAGGCGGAGGATATTATGATATAGAGATTATAGAAGCTCCAACTGTAACGGATGTAGGAACTCAAATAGGCTATGAACAGACTAGTGCTATTGGCTCATTCTCTAATCTAAATAGACAAGCTAATATAAAGACTGGTCCTATTGTAGAGGTATATGCAGAGCCTACATATACGGGTGGCTTGGTTTATGATAGAGAGTTTATCCCAGTGGGAGAATAAAATTGAGAGATTTAATTATCTCTCTTTTTTTATAAATAATTATTGACAGATGCTACTAAATAATATATAATACTATCAACAACAAAACAGGAGGTTAGCAAATGTTGAATATGTATGATGAAGATATATTAAATGTAGTAAAAGGGTCATCACTAAAAGATGCAATAATCAAGACAGGGTTAAGCCAATCTAAGGTATCAAAGATAAGGGCAGAGCTAAAGAGTAATGGTGTAGAATTGTTTGATAGTAGAAAAGTAAAAAAAGATGTTGTTGTATCAAAGGATTATTTAAAAGATGCAAAGGCTACTAGTTTGAAGGATTTTCTAAGTATAGTGTCGAATGTAGATCAACTTAATAAATTGGGCTATGGTGCATATATGAAACTATTGGAAATTAAAATTAAAGATAGCCAAGATGAAGTGATGGACTTTGAACATTACCTACAATTAAAAAGAGATGTGATAACTGATGCTAGGAAGGTGTATGTAGCGGATAGGATTGCAGAGATAAGGATAGGTAGAGAACTAGTTAAGTCAGAGCTTGAATTTGTTAAAAACAATGCTACATTCTTTAGAGAAATACAATCAACTTTATCTAACTCTAAGAAGTTTATAGATGGAAAGAAAAATAGAAAGTATAAGGTTAGAAGATTAGTAAGGGAATTAGGAGATAATTTAACAGACGAAATAGGTGCAAATGTAATACCTAAGTCTGTAGTGATCGAAGAGGTAAAAGGTGTTAAAACGCTTGCTATAGACAATCAAAGTAATATAATCAAGCAGTTTGACGAAGAGGTGCTAAAACTTAGAAAACATAATTTAAAATTAACTAGAAAGGAGAGAGTTGGTACTGATAAAATGTTGATGATAGATAAACTAGTCGATGGATATTATAACAACTTTAAGCAACTAAATGCACAGACTAGAAATAAGTTAGTTAGTCATGCAGAGCAATTATATGCAGATAGCGACGAGAATAAGTTATTTGTATTAACTAGGGATTTTGTTATAAAGAACTTCTTATTACCAAAGGCTATATTTGATAAAAAGGAAATGAAATTAATTAAAAAAGAATATTGGAATGAATTAGTATAAATGTGTTGACATACACAATCATATGTGATATTATTAGATATAAAATTAAAATAGGGAGGATTGAGTGAGTAAAAAATGTACTTGTGATGGATGTGAATATGAAGGTGATAGAATAGAGAATAACAAAGTTACCTTTTGCAAATTGCAGAAAATATGGAAACAAGATAGTAATGATGTGTGTCAAGAATTGCTAGATGAGATGACTAAGGATTTTAGAGAGAGGTTGATGTAGGTGAAATTAGAAGGTGGAACACTATGTGTAACATTCTCAGAAAAGATGGACTATATGAGAGCAATACACTATATTAAGTATATATATTGTGCGGAGAAATATAGAACAAATAATGAAATAGTCGCTAAGTTAGATTGTTTACTACATAATGATATAAGTAGTAAGATAATAGATAATACGATACATTTCTATTATAAAGGTGAATTATTTGATCATATTGATAATAGAAGAATCAAGGATATAAAAATTGGATTAATATTAGAACAATAGGAGGATAATATGAACTCATATGAAAAAGTAATACAATTAAGTAAAACTACTAGTACTAATGAAAAGGAATTATTCCTAAAAGATAACAAAGATGATTATTGGTTTAAAGGGATGTTAAAGTGGTTATTAGATGATAGCATAACTACTGGAATGAGTTCTAAGAAACTAAGTAAGGATGTATCTACAATACCACATATAAAACTAGATACTACAATAGAGACTATGGAATATATTAAATGCAATAATACTGGTAAGGATTCAGATATAAGAGCTATACAAGGTTTTATTAATAAATATGATGACAATGAAAAATATCAAACATTCTTGGAAGGATTATTTACTAAAGAGTTTAAATGTGGCATATCTGCTAAAACATATAATAAAGTATTCAAAGATGATAAAATATATGTATTCGATATTATGTTAGCTAAGAAATACGAAGACCATATAGCTAAAGTAAAGGGTGAAGAATTTACCATTACTAAGAAATTAGATGGAAATAGAGTAGCCATAATAAAAGAAAATGGAATGGTGAGTGCGTTCACTAGAAGCGGAAAACCTATGCTTGGGCTAAATGAAATATTTAAGGAATTCGAGAAAGCCGATATTGATAATACTATGTTTGATGGAGAACTATTAGCTATTAATACCGAGAATATGAAATCCGATGACTTATTCAGAAAAACTATGAAGTTGTGTAGAACAAAAGAGGAGAATAAGACAGGGTTGGAGTTTTACGTTTTCGATATTATACCATTAAAAGATTTTAGAAGTGGCGTTAGTGAGATACTATTTAGAAATAGAAAAGATGCTTTGGCTTATACGATTAATAAAATGGATGGCAACTTTATTAAATTAGTAGAAGATTTATATGTAGGTAGAGATACTGATAAAATTGTAGAATTGCTAGAAGTTGCTATTACCAATGGAGATGAAGGTGTCATGGTTAACCTAAATGCCCCATATCTATGTAAAAGAACTCATAACATATTAAAAGTTAAGAGAATGGGTACTTATGATCTAAGAGTAGTAGATGTATTTGAAGGTGAAGGTAAGTATAAAGGAATGCTAGGAGGTATTACAGTAGAGCTAATGGTCGATAGTAAGGCTTATAAAGTAGGTTGTGGTAGTGGATTCAAAGATGAGGATAGAGTTGCTATATGGGGAGATAAGAGCCTTGTGTTAGATAAGATAGTAGAAGTGCAACACTTTGGAATAACCAAAAATCAAAAAGGTGGATATGGATTGAGATTTCCAGTATTCTTGCAAATCAGAGAAGATAAAGATACACCAAGCCAATATTAATGTTTTTGTTATAGGAGGTATTATGAATAATTCTAAAAAGAAAAGTGAAGGTATTAATGATAAATTGCCTAAATTTGGAAAACCAAAAGGTGATAAAGATAAAAACTAAAACAATAGAAGTTGTAGGTGATACTTTTACACAGACTGATAGGCTCTGTGATGAAAGGGTGGAAGAATATATAAGAGAAATCAAAGGCACTCGTGCAACGTGGGTAGATAGCGAGCTAAGACATCATGTAATATGTGAAGTAATAGAGGGGGATTAAATAGTGAATAAGATAAATACAAAAGAGTTCTACAAGAAGGTAATAAATAAAGTAATAGAGGACGTTAAAAAATTAAATGTGAAGGTTAAATATACTTGCTACATAATAAAGGATGAGAATAGAAAAGTTGATCCTGCATCTGATATCTATGTGTCTTTAAAACATAAAACCTCTGATGAGGCTAATATAACTTGTAATATAGTTAAATTAACAGAGGATGAATTTTTAAGAGAAATGTGTATGTTAGAGTTTAACGAAGGTAAAAGAGCTATACTCCAATTACCTGCACCACAGAACTGTATAGAAGCATATGAAAATGAAGTACTTAGTGGAGGAATTATAGATGTAGATCATCTTACAGACAGAGCTTATGCTAGTATATGTTTAGGGGATCTAAGTAAAATCCCTGCTACTCCAAGAGGAATTGTATCTTTGTTGTATAACGAATTAGATTCTATTGCTGGAAAGAAAATGGCAGTAGTAGGAGCTAGAAGTAAGACAACAGGAAAATACCTAGTACAAATGCTAATTAATTTAGGAGTTACAGTGTCATGCTATACGTCAAGATCAGTAATAAAGCAAAATGAGTTTCATGATTGCGATGCAGTTATATCATGCGTAGGCAGACCTAGATTGATACAGAGAGGACATTTAGGTGCAAATAAACCAATTCTAATAGATGTGGGTGTTAGTAGAGTTAATGGGAAGATTGTAGGAGATTTTAATGAAGAATGTAGAGCTATTGCTAGATACACTCCATATATTGGTGGAGTAGGTTTAATCACTAGAGGATATTTGGTAAGGAATGTAGTAGACAGTTACAAGGAGGGCAAAAATGGAATTAATTAAAGTAGATGGGTGTACCCATGATGTAATGGATATAGATGGTAAATGTATTAGTAAACATACAAATGAAGAGTTAAGAGGAATTTTACATTACTTAGCAGATCATTTAAATATTGATGATGTGAATAGTATTATTATAGATATTACTGAAAGTTATGGTAAAGGTGAATATGGAGATAGATGCGAGACTTGTGGTGATTCTAGTTATACTAGCGTTTTGGAAGTGTAGGTAATGAAAATTAAATGTTTTCAAAGAGAGATATAGAAGATGAGATTAAAGGTTATTGGAAGAAGTATTATAGACGGATGTTAAGGTTGAGAGCTAAACGAGGGAGCGTGATTAAGAAGCTATGTTAAAGAAAATAGATAAATTAAGAGACTTAACTATGGATGTGGAGGCTTTCTTAGAGGATGCAGATAGAACCTTGCAAGATGTGAGTGTGTCGTTGGAAGAGGCAATAGGATTAGCTAGGGATATAGATGGAGATGAGGGATCAAGAATTGAGGAATTAATAGACAATGCTTATGACAAAATAGAGGAAGTATTGAGAGGATTATAGGAGGTTGAAATGGGAGTGTTTGTAATACCAAAAAGAAAGACAATAAAGGATGGTAATATTTCTAATGAAAAAATTGAAGTGTATAATCCAAGTAAGGTTATGATGCCTATTTGTGGAATAAGATTGAACGATGAGATTATTGCAGATAAAGAAAGTAGCATTAATAAAAACTTGTAATTGTGGTAAAAGATAAAGTCAAGGTCAAGGTCAAAACCGCATAGCTAATATAAATTAGGAGGGTAATATGAGAATACCAAGTAGATTAAGATATAAAGATATAGCAAAGATGAGACGTAATGCAAAAGAGTACATACCAAACCACCTTTGCTATTGCTATGGTGTAATGAATAATGGTAGTTATGGGAATTGTAAGTTTTTGTCAGATGAATCATTAAATTCTTATGTTAAGAAATATAGAAAAGGATTAATAGATAGTGGTGATTTTATTGGTGAAGAAGTCAGTGCTATGTGCAATTTAACAGGTAATTGGATATTTGATTATTGTAAGCATTGTGGTGTCAATGAAAAGTTTAAGTTGGATAAGAATGGGGAGCAGATGTGGTAGGAAATAGGAGGAGCAATTAAATGTTTACAAAAAAAGAAAATATTATGTGCGAGTTAAAAAAATATGAGGAGTTTTTAAAAGAAAAAGGATTTAATGTTTATGCAGTAGCTTTAAAAGGTAGTCAAAATTATAATTTGGCAGATTCAAATTCAGATGTAGATGCTACGGCTATTGTAATTCCATCACTAGTACAACTATGTAAAAGACAGGAGATAACAAAGAAATATGTAATGGACAATGGGGAAATATTGGTTAATGATATATTTACATTTAGTAAGCACGCTACTAAGGGAAACCCTGCTTGGATAGAAACATATTATAGTCTAAATAATGAATCTCAATTATTAATCAATAGCTTATTTTAGATGGATGAATATTTTATTTTTATACTCATACAGAAATGGACTAAGTATGAGAGATGACAATTCGAGTGGAATAGCTACATATAATAAAAAAATATTAGATTTGTACTTAGATTATGGACATAAGGTAACGGCAATAATTAGTAATAATAGAAAAGACAACGAATATATTAGAGAAAATTTAACTGTATTACCCTTATTTGATAGTGAAAATGAGGGTATAGACATTGATTATTCAAAATACAACTTAATTATATTTGGGACTGCAAATAATCGTGGAGTGAATAATGTATATATCAAGTGTCCAAAACATATTCCATTCCTGATGTTTAATCACGATGACGCTACTTATAGAAAAGATACTTTCAAAAAAATTATGTATTATAAAGAAAGAAACACACACATAGTTAGAGCATCAGATATTACTAGAAATAATGTATTCATAGAAGAAAATATGAGTGTATATCCTAATCTATCAACTAGTGTGATATACTCGTCATCTAGGATAGAAAAGTATTATGATGTTATTCCTAGCATTGAAAACAGAGGGAATAATTGTATAATAATAAGTAGACCTCATGGCGATAAAGGAGTAAGTAATTCAATTAGAATGGCTAATGTAATGGGGTTTGACAAAATATATTATTTCGGTTCTAAGAAAGAAAACGCAGTAACAAATTATTACAAATCTCTATCTGACAAGCTAATCATAATGGGGCAAAAGGATATAAAGGAGATAATAGAAGTTGCTAAGGATTGCAAATGCTTAATCCATCTACCAACTTACTGTGAGGTCGGGCCTCTTGTAACAATAGAAATGGCATCTATCGGAATACCGTCTATATGTTCGTCAGATAGATGCGGATTATTCAATGATGATATTGGAATAGATGTAAAATATGATGATTACTGGAAACTAAAAAAATATAAAAATATAGATATAAATAAATTTTCTAAAGAGAAAGTTTTGGAAGGGTATAGAAAAATTAATACTTTTGAGAACTGGAAAAAGCAACAATTAGAAATATTAAAGGAGGAAATATGGCATTTTTAAAAACATTAATCGGAAGAAAGAAAAGAGTTGAAGCTATTGCTCTAGGTAATGCTTTAGCTCAAACTACTCATTTAGCAATAGG